TGGAACATCTGGAAGTAGTGGTGTAAACGGTACGAGTGGTTCATCTGGTAGTAGTGGAACTTCAGGTTCATCTGGAACTTCAGCTACAAGCGGAAGTAGTGGTATAAATGGTACGAGTGGTAGTAGTGGTACTTCTGGTTCTAGTGGAGTAAACGGTACTTCAGGTTCATCTGGTAGTAGTGGTACATCTGGAAGTAGTGGTAGTAGTGGAACGAGTGGTAGTTCTTCAACTTCTGGAACATCAGGTTCATCAGGAAGTAGCGGTAGTTCTGGTTCTAGTGGTGTGAATGGTGCAAATGGTACGAGTGGAAGTAGTGGTTCGAATGGAAGTAATGGCCCAGCGGGTACTGATGGAACTTCTGGTACTACTGGAAGTAGTGGAACGAGTGGAAGTTCATCTACTGCTGGAACATCAGGTTCATCGGGAAGTTCAGGTTCATCTGGAACTTCTGGAAGTAGTGGTACTGATGGTACATCTGCAACTTCGGGTACTAGTGGTAGTAGTGGTTCATCTGGAACTTCCGGATCTAGTGGTACAAGTGGTAGTAGTGGTTCATCTGGAACTTCTGGTTCATCTGGTACTGATGGTACTTCAGGCTCTTCTGGTGCAAACGGTACATCTGGAAGTAGTGGTTCATCTGGTTCATCAGGAAGTAGTGGTATAAATGGAACATCTGGTTCCAGTGGAAGTAGTGGTATAAATGGAACATCTGGTTCCAGTGGAAGTAGTGGTGTGAATGGAACTTCGGGTTCTTCTGGAAGTAGTGGGACAAGTGGAAGTAGTGGTAGTAGTGGTACATCAGGTTCATCTGGAAGCAGAGGAACTTCAGGTTCATCAGGAAGTAGTGGTATAAATGGAACTTCGGGTTCTTCTGGAAGTAGTGGAACTTCGGGTAGTAGTGGCTCATCAGGTTCATCTGGTTCCAGTGGAAGTAGTGGAACTTCAGGTTCGTCGGGTTCTTCAGGAACATCAGGTTCTTCTGGAAGTAGTGGTACTGATGGAACTTCAGGTTCATCGGGAATTAGAGGTACATCTGGCTCATCTGGAAGTAGTGGTACTTCTGGATCAAGTGGTATAAACGGTACATCTGGAAGTAGTGGAACTTCAGGCTCATCTTCAACTGCGGGTTCTTCTGGAAGTAGTGGAACGAGTGGAAGTAGTGGAACATCTGCTACATCTGGTTCGAGTGGGTCATCTGGGGTGAATGGTACTTCAGGTTCATCTGGAAGTAGTGGTATCAATGGTACTTCAGGTTCTAGCGGTATCAATGGTACTTCAGGTAGTAGTGGTAGTAGTGGTACTTCTGGTTCTAGTGGAGTAAACGGTACATCAGGTTCGTCTGGAAGTAGTGGTACTTCAGGTTCTAGTGGAGTAAACGGTACATCAGGCTCTTCTGGAAGTAGTGGTACTTCTGGTTCATCTGGAACAAGTGGTAGTAGTGGGAGTAGAGGAACATCAGGTTCATCTGGTAGTTCTGGAACTTCAGGTTCATCTGGAACAAGTGGTAGCAGTGGTGTGAACGGTACGAGTGGAAGTAGTGGAAGTAGTGGTGTAAATGGAACATCTGGTTCATCAGGAACTTCGGGTTCATCTGGAAGTAGAGGAACTTCAGGTTCATCTTCAACTGCTGGTTCTTCTGGTAGTAGTGGTTCATCTGGCTCATCTGGATTATTAACTTTAACAGGAACTAGAGATAATGGTGTGATTACACTAAATGGTACTGCACCAAATGGTTCGGTTGAAAGTAATTTAGCATTTGTTAACAATACATTGGAAGTATCCGGTTCAGTATCTTTGAGTGGTTCGTTGTTTATATTCACTCCACCGGTTGATACTTCTGAAGAAGTTTTGGTTTATAACACAACTACTGGGCAGGTTGGTAAAAAATCAATGCCATCTGGCCCATCCGCAGTTGTATATTCTTTTGTAACATCAAGTCAGGTATTTATAACTCACTCACTTATAACTGAATATCCAGTTGTTCAAGTTTACGATAGTTCAAATCAACAATTTATACCTGAAGATATTATATCAATTAGTGATAGTGTAGTAAGAATAGATTTTACTCCACCAACAACTGGTACTGCCGTAATTATAAAAGGTGGATTTGGTGGCACATCTGGTACTTCTGGGGTAGGTTCATCTGGATCGGGTGGTTCATCTGGCTCTTCTGGTACTAATGGTTCATCTGGTACATCTGGATTGAATGGAACTAATTTCGGTACAGCAGGTTCATCAGGTTCATCTGGTGTAAATGGTACTTCAGGTTCTAGTGGAGTAAACGGTACTTCAGGTTCTTCAGGTTCATCTGGAACATCTGGAAGTAGTGGAGTAAATGGAACGAGTGGTTCTAGTGGTACTTCAGGCTCTTCCGGTATAAACGGCACATCTGGAAGTAGTGGATTAACAGGTACAAGTGGAAGTAGTGGATTAACAGGTACAAGTGGAAGTAGTGGTGTGAATGGTACTTCTGGAAGCAGTGGTATAAACGGTACATCAGGCTCATCTGGAGCAAGTGGTAGTAGTGGTTCATCTGGGAGTAGCGGTAGTAGAGGAACTTCTGGTTCTTCAGGAATAAACGGAACATCGGGTTCATCTGGAATAAATGGTACATCTGGAAGTAGTGGAATAAACGGTACATCGGGTTCTTCGGGAGTGAGTGGTAGCAGTGGTTCTTCTGGATTAACAGGAACTTCAGGTTCATCTGGAATAAATGGAACATCTGGTAGCAGTGGTGCAAACGGTTCAACTGGTACAACTGGTAGTAGTGGAACATCTGGAAGTAGTGGAGTAAATGGTACATCTGGTTCATCAGGATTGATTTTACTATCTGGAACTACTAATAACGGTATAATCACTCTAAATGGAACTGCACCTAGTGGTTCGGTTGAAAGTAATCTTACTTTTGATGGAAGTGTTTTGATTGTGACGGGAAGTGTAATTATAACATCCGCACTTTTATCTAACCAACAAAATACTGATGTTGATTCATCCGCATCTGAGGTTGTAGCACAGATTTCATCATCATTGTATTCTGCGGCATTCTTTGATTATGTTGCACTTAACGGTACAAATGGAAGAGCGGGTACGGTTATATGTGTACATAACGGTACGGTGGTAGAATTTACAGAAACATCTACATTAGATTTGGGTGATACTACTCCATTGGATTTATCAGTTGATTTAAATGCTGGTAATTTAAGATTAATTGCAACTACATCAACTGATAACTGGACAGTTAAAACATTAGTAAGGGGTATATAAAAATAGAAAGTTATGGCATATCATCATAATCCTAGAGTTGTCACAAATGGTTTGGTTTTGTATATGGATGCGGGTAATAGAAAAAGTTACTCTGGTAGTGGAACTGTTTGGAATGATTTGAGTGGAAATGTATACAGTGGTAGTTTGGTGAATGGGCCTACTTTCAATAGTTCAAATTTTGGAAGTATCGTATTTGATGGTTCTAACGATTATGTATTTCGTAATTCAAATATTAATACAGGAAATAATTTTAGTGTATTTTCTTGGATTAATCCGGGTAGTATAAATATTAGAGATGGGATAGTTGGTAATTCATATAGTTATAGTACGCGGAGAGGGTTTTATTTAGCTACAGCTAATAATTATTCTGGATTTTCTAATACTTTTTTTTTAAGTATCGGGGTAGATATTGCATATGCAATTGCACCAAATAATTCGTTAATACTAAATAAATGGAATTATGTAGGCGCTACTGTAATTAATGGTGGGCAGGAAATTAAATTATATATAAATGGTATTGAGCCTATTAGTTATACAACTGTATTATCATCCGGTAATATTGTATATGATATAAATGAATTTTATATTGGTGCTAGATATAGTGGTACATTAGAACCTTTTATTGGTAATATTTCTAATGTTAAAATATATAATAGAGCGTTATCATCTACTGAAATTTTACAAAACTATAATGCAACAAAGTCAAGATTTGGACTTTAATAATATTTATAAATAAAAATAATTATGTACGAAAATAGAAGATATTTAGTTATACCAACATCTCTAACTTCATCGATTGACTTTAATGAAGTTATGGAAACATCCGTACAAACTTTGAGATTAAGTATGGATGGTACTCAAACATTTGTTAAATATGATATAACAAATGGAAGACCTTCTATATATTCCGAATCATATACTGAATATACCCATGATTCTATATTAGAATTGTTATCTACTGAAGAGTGGACTCCTACTGGTTCAATAATGTGATATATGCCTACTTATTATTCACCTAGAATTGTTACCGATGGATTGGTTTTATGTTTGGATGCTGGAAATGCAAAAAGTTATTCAGGTAGTGGAACTAATTGGGGTGATTTAAGTAGAAATATATATGGTAGTGCGAGTTTGGTAAATGGTGTAACGTATACTACCGAAAGTAATGGTACTTTAGTTTTTGATGGAGTTAATGATTATTGGAACATAAACACCACAACACCTGTATTAGACCATACAGTCATATGTGTTGCTAAAGTTACAAATATGAATGATGATTGGATACCAATTGCTGAATTTTCAAAAAGTACATCACCTGGATATTTTGTTCATTATTATGTTCAAGGAAATACTAATATATATACAGGTCAAAGAGGTGGTTTTGGTGCAAATTTTCAAACTAATTCTGGTATTGAAGATAATTGGGCATCTTCAAATTTACAAACTGTGTTACAAGATAGATGGTATATGTTTACAGGTAGAGTTTCCAATAATATAGGAGATACTTTTATGAATGCCAGTAAAAGTAAAGCATCTAAAAATTTAACTGCATATACTCAATTTACACCTACAAGATTATCAAATGGTAGATTATCTCAATTCTTTCATAATGGGAATGTATCTGTAGTTTTATTTTATAACAGAGGGTTGAGTGATTTGGAAATAGAACAAAATTATAACACATTAAAAGGAAGATTTGGATTATGAGTGTAAGTGGAGGACCTAATGTAGTAGAAAATGGGTTAGTATTTTATTTAGATGCTGCAAATACAAAAAGTTACTCTGGTAGTGGAACTGTTTGGGGTGATTTGAGTTTGACTAATAACAATTCAACTTTAACTAATTCACCAACTTATAGTAGTGATAATAGAGGATATTTAAATTTTTCATCATCTAGTTCTCAATATGGAACTGCATCATCTTTAGGTGATTTATCTAATTGGACAGTGGAAACATTTGTTAGATTCACATCATCATACAGTTCAAAAGTTTCTATGGTTATTGGTGGGCAATATAATCTTTCAAATAAACTTAATTTTTCAATAGGTACTAATAATGCACCTACAAATTATAATATAGCAGTTGGTTTTTTTGATGGTGCTTGGCGGAATACAACAGGAATATCATATCCTTTAAACACTTGGGTTTATATAACAGGTACTTACAATGGTTCAACAATACGGCAATATACAAATGGAGTGCAAGTTGATTTTACAAATTATACGGGCACTCCATCATCTGGAGGAGAAATACGAATTAATAGAAGATGGGATGATGTAGTTTCATCTGGCAATCTATTTGATACTAATATTTCTATGGTTAGAATATATAATAGAGCATTAACTGCAACTGAAATAGAACAAAACTATAACGCAACAAAAAGAAGATACGGATTATAATATGGGATTTTATAGAGGGCCAAATAATGTGAGAAGTGGATTGGTGGTACAATTAGATCCAATAAATCCAAAAAGTTATCCAGCTACGGGAAGTATAATTTATGATATTAGTATTGAAGGTGAAGTTAGGAATGCCACATTGTATAATAATCCAACTTTTACTGGAAATTCCATATCTGTGAGTGAAGGTTCTGGACAGTATTTTATTATAGCTCAACCATCGGTTGGATTTAACCCTAATAATTGGACGATAGAGTTGGTGATAAAACCTCAAGCTAGTGGATATGTAGTTTCTCCACAATCAGCAGGTTTTGACCATTTTTTAATTTATTCAGCAACTTCTCAAAATATTAATTTTCAAACTACTCAATCAACGGATGTTAATAATAGAACAATGAATTCACCAAATGGTTCAGTTCCTACAAATAGATGGTCACATATTGTTGCAACTTTAAATAACTTCCAAAAAAGATTATACATAAACGGAAAATTATCAGTAGAAGATAACGTTGCAGATGATACGGATTTTGTTGCAAATTGGACTTCTAATTGGTGGTTTGGTGAAAGAGCACAGATTGGTGGAAATGCTTGGAGTGGTGAATATGGATTGGTGAGAATATATAACAGAGAATTTACAGCGGAAGAAGCAAATCGAAACTTCTATGCGGTAAAGGGTAGGTATGATAATATAATAGATGCTGATTAATTATGTATATAGGTGGTGATATAGTTAGGGATGGATTAGTTTTACATTTGGATGCTGGTAGTGATAGAAGTTATCCTAGAAGTGGAACTGTTTGGAAAGATTTGAGTGGTAATGGTAATAATGGTACTTTAACCAATGGGCCTACTTTTAATAGTGGAAACGGTGGAAGTATTTCTTTTGATGGCGTTAATGATTTTGTACAAATACCATATAATAGTTATTGGGATAGTAATGTATTTGGAACTGCTACTAATTTTACAATATCTTGTTGGGCTAAGATAAATTTATTTATGAATTGGGATACTTTAATCAGTAAAGCAGATTTTGGTACATTGGGTGGTTGGTATTCTGCTAATGAAGGTGCAGCTATATGGACAAATGCTACAGGATTTCAGGCAGTTTTTTCATCAGGAGTAGCAAGTAATCCTGCTGGTAGTAATGTAATAATATCATATAGTACATCAAATACTCAGAAATGGTATCATTGTTGTTTTACTGGAGATGGTACTACATTAAGATTTTATATCGATGGTATTCAAATTGGAACTGGTTTAGTATCTAGTAGAAGTCTTTCAGTGACAACTTCATTAGTTGGCCCTACTATGGGGCGTAGAGATTATTTGAATGGGCAAATGAGTATGGTTATGTTATATAATAGAGCATTATCATCTGTTGAAGTTGAAAAAAATTTTAACGCAACAAAAAAGAGATTTGGACTTTAATAATAAATAATTTTTTAATATTTATATAGTATCAATGGTTATGTTCCTTTTGGAAAATGAAAAAAGGATAATATATAAATGAATAACGGATTTAAAGTTAAAAAAGGACTTAGTGTCATAGGTTCTGGATCAATAGTAGTTGATGTTCAAGGTACACAAGGACAACTTTTTTCAGTAACAGATTCATTATCTGGTTCACTTTTTGCTGTATCCGATATATCAGGTATTCCCATAATGGAAGTATTTTCCAATGAAGTAATTAAAATGGGAACTTATGGTACTGAGGCATTAGAAATATCCGGTAGTCAAGTATTTTTTCCAAATTTCATATCAGGATCATCATCAAACGAAGTTTTAGTTGTAAATACATCAACTGGTAGAATAGAAACTAAAACTGCAGCTGCAAGTTCAGGTCAAAGTGGAAGTAGTGGTACTTCAGGTTCTTCTGGAGCAAATGGTTCATCTGGAACTTCTGGAAGTAGTGGTACTTCTGGTTCTTCTGGAGCAAGTGGTACATCTGGTTCATCTGGTATTAATGGAACTTCAGGTTCATCAGGAATCAATGGTACTTCAGGTTCATCTGGAAGTAGTGGAACATCAGGTTCATCTGGAGCAAATGGTTCATCTGGTTCTAGTGGAAGTAGTGGTTCATCTGGTTCTAGTGGAAGTAGTGGAACAAGTGGTTCATCTGGAAGTAGTGGAACAAGTGGTTCATCGGGTTCTTCAGGTACATCTGGTTCTAGTGGAAGTAGTGGGACAAGTGGTTCATCTGGAAGTAGTGGTAGTAGTGGTTCATCTGGTAGTAGAGGAACTTCAGGTTCATCTGGAAGTAGTGGAACAAGTGGTTCATCGGGTACATCTGGTTCTAGTGGAAGTAGTGGAACTTCATCTACCTCAGGTACTTCTGGTAGTAGTGGTAGTAGAGGAACTTCAGGTTCATCTGGAAGTAGTGGAACAAGTGGTTCATCGGGTACATCTGGTTCTAGTGGAACTAATGGTACAAGTGGATTATTATCATTAACTGGTGCAACTGATAATGGTGTAATTACTCTGAGTGGTTCAGCACCAAATGGTACTGTAGAAACTAATTTAACTTTTAATGGTTCTACCTTAACTATAACAGGTGATATATCATTTCCAAACAGTGGTACATCTGTTAGAGGTATTACAGGTACTATAGCTGATAATGATTATTGGAGAGTTATTGGTGCGGGAACAGGAACTAATGCTGGATATTTGGAAATTGCAACTGCGGATGATAGTACCGAACCTATTTATGTTAGGCAATATACTGGTGTATTCACTTCACTCACAAGAACTTTAACTCTGTTGGATGGGAGTGGTAATTCATCCTTTCCTGGAACAGTATTAATTGATGTAGACCAATCATATCAACTGAGATTAAATAATCCAACTAATGCGGCTGGAGAACCATCTGGAATTAGTTTTAGAAATGTAAGTGCTTGGGAGGTTTGGTTACGTACTACACAAAATACAAACTGGTTGGAAATAAGTGATTCTGGTGGTGTTATACAACATTCTTGGCATGCTAAACGATTTTATCCAGGTGCAACTTCGAATAATGGTGCTAATACAGGATATATTACAGGTACGGGAACGAATATAATGATTGGTACTGCTACAGATAATGGATCTAAATTAAGAGTTGAAGGTGATATAAATATTCCATTGGGAAATTCATTATGGGTTGGTAATAATGGTGATAGCAGTAATCGACTTAGATTTCATGCAAATGCTGATACAAATGGATATATTGATTATGCTACCGGTGATTTATATTTTAGATCTGGTACAACTTCTAGAATTATATTTCAATCTGATGGTGGAATTACAACAACCACAGGAATTTTTAGATCAAGTGGTGCTTTTAGCTTCCTCACTACAATAGATGCCGCACAGCAAATTAGAGTAGGTTCTTTATTAGTTAGTGATTCATACAGTGATAATACTTTAGTACCAACTAATGGTGTATATGTCAAGGGTGTAATACGAAGTGCTGACGATATAGTTTCATTTTATTCATCAGATAAAAGATTAAAAAATGATATTAAAATCATATCATCTCCATTGGAAAAAATAAATAAAATTGGTGGATATTCATTTGAATGGAATGATAAACAAGAAACATATATTGGTAGAGATTACGGTGTAATTGCTCAAGAAATTGAAGAAATATTGCCTGAAATTGTTACAACGAGAGATAGCGGTTATAAAGCAGTAAAATATGAAAAAATTATTCCTTTATTGATTGAATCGATAAAAGAATTAAAATTAGAAATAGATTTATTAAAAAATAGTAAATAATGGCTTCTGTAGTTATAGCTGGGATAAAAAATGATATACAATGTGTAACGCAAACAACACCATGTAGTAGTTTTATATTTATAACATATAAATTATATCAAGGACTTAGTTTATACACATCATTCAGTACAACCGCACCATCATATACCTTTAATGATGTTCCTGTTGGATTTGATTATTATGTACAGATTGAAATTTATACAGCAGGTCCAACTTTATGTGATAGTGCTACATCAAACACTATTACACTCACATCATATTGTATACCATCTAATGCAACTAATATTTCTTTTAATAAACTTCGTGAATTTTATGATTTGAATAGTTTTGATGTTTTATTATCTGGTCCAAATAATCCATCTAGTGGAAATAGTATTTTTGGAAAATCTAGCTTACCCAATACAGGAACTCCATCTAAAACCAGACCAAATGCTGTAAGTGAATTGAGAAGTTATTGTAATGGTGTTATACCTTGGGAATCATCTGTAAATGAGTTGGGTATAAATTTAGTATCATCTAATAGTATGACACTTAGTGCGGAAGTTAGAGATAATTCATCGAATACTTTATGGAGTAGTAATTCTAGTACTACTAGCGGTTGTCAACAAATAATACCATATGTATATTTTAATATAACCGATACTGATTCTAAATTTACTGCCACTATAACTAGAACAGGTTCTATTGTTGGTAATATGAATTTGATAATACTTAGATTAGATGGAACACCAACGGTGGTGCGTAATTCTAGTTATAGTGTAAATACTTCAAACTCTTATTCACAAACTGTTACTGATACTTTAAACATAAGTTATCCACATAGATATATTGCAGTGTTCAGAGAATCGAGTTGTGATCCTATTGTATAATAAATAAAAAAAATAATATGAAAAATATAGAACCTATTAATATTTGGATGCATGGAAGTTCAAAGCAAGCTTCGATTTTATCCGCAAGAATTATAAATGATGATTTATCAACTCAGTGTAGTTTTTATTACGAATTGAGAGAATCGGATACTGAAATTCCTCCTATTGAAGAAGGTGATGTGCCAACTACATTATTTGGTTCTAAATTATCGGAGGGTAATGTTTATATGTCAGGAAGTGATTATCAAAATTGGGATGGTACGAATCAAACTGCATATGAATTTATAGCAACTAAATTGAATTTATCATTAGTAAATTAAAAAAAATAATAATTATATATAAATCTATCATATGGAAACAAAAATAGAACAGTTACCTAAAGAAGTTGTGGAAACTTTAAAAAAATTAGATTCCAAATTAAATGAAATTATACATTTGATTGGTAAAATTGATTTGGATATACATAATTTTGAAAAAGAAATTAAAAAATTAAATTCAAAGAAAATATCTTTGATGGAAGATTATTCAGAAATAAAATTAGAATTTGATAATCAATTAAAAGTTTTGGAAAATAGATATGCTAAAGGTACTATTAATTTAAATGAAGGTACTATCGAATATAATGTTATGATGAAACAATAAAATTGAATATAAATAGATGAGATTCCACACACCATTTGTAACCGGTTCAATATTCGTACCTGATACTCCTGTTAATAACTCAAGTAATGAGGTATTGGTATTAAATACGTCCACTGGTGAAGTGGGAAGGAAAACTGCTGCAAACGGAACGAGTGGTAGTAGTGGTTCTTCTGGTACATCTGGTTCATCTTCAACAGCAGGAACTTCAGGATCATCAGGAAGTAGAGGTACTTCTGGTTCTAGTGGTAGTAGTGGTACATCAGGCTCTTCGGGTATAAACGGAACAAGTGGAAGTAGTGGTTCATCGGGTAGTAATGGAACTTCAGGTTCTTCAGGTATAAATGGTACATCGGGTTCATCTGGTAGTAGAGGTACTTCTGGAAGTAGTGGTTCATCTGGAATAAATGGTACGAGTGGAAGTAGTGGAGTAAATGGTACTTCTGGTTCAAGTGGTTCATCTGGAATCAACGGCACGAGTGGTAGTAGTGGAGTAAACGGTACTTCTGGCTCATCAGGTAGTAGTGGTACATCAGGCTCTTCTGGAGTAAATGGTACTTCAGGTTCATCTGGAAGTAGTGGTACTTCTGGTTCATCTGGAAGTAGTGGTACTTCTGGTTCTAGTGGTATCAACGGAACTAGTGGTAGTAGTGGTGTGAATGGCACATCGGGTAGTAGTGGTTCATCTGGTATAAACGGAACAAGTGGCAGTAGTGGAGCAAACGGTACTTCAGGTAGTAGTGGTTCATCAGGTGTGAATGGAACTTCTGGATCTTCTGGAAGCAGAGGTACATCAGGTAGTAGTGGTTCTAGTGGAGCAAATGGTACATCAGGTTCATCTGGAATAAATGGGACTTCTGGCAGTAGTGGAGTAAACGGTACTTCAGGTTCATCAGGTGCAAACGGAACTTCAGGTTCATCAGGTGCAAATGGAACTTCTGGTAGTAGTGGGGTGAACGGTACATCGGGTTCTTCTGGAATTAATGGAACTTCTGGTTCTAGTGGAATCAACGGTACTTCTGGTTCTAGTGGTGTGAATGGCGGAAACGGAACTTCAGGTTCATCAGGTGCAAATGGAACTTCTGGAAGTAGTGGTATCAACGGTACAAGTGGAAGTAGTGGGGCAAACGGAGGTGCTGGTACAAGTGGTTCTTCTGGATTATTAACTTTAACAGGAACTACAGATAATGGTGTGATAACTCTTAATGGTACTGTACCTAATGCTACTGTGGAATCTAATCTTACTTTTGATGGAAGTGTATTGAGAGTTACTGGTTCTTTAATAACTACTTTAGATGCAACTATAAATGGAGTAACAGTTGGTGAAGGTGGGGGAAATATTACTACTAACGCTGTATTAGGAGCTAATGCTTTATTGAGTAATGTAACGGGTGTATGTAATACCGCAATAGGGGTATCATCTCTTAATGCTAATACATCTGGAAATCGCAATACAGCAGTTGGAGCTAATGCTTTATGTTCAAATACTATAGGATCTTTTAATGTTGCATTAGGAACTGTATCTTTATGTAGCAATATTTCTGGATCTTCAAATATAGCAATCGGTTATAGAGCATTACTTAGTAATACAACTGGAAATTCTAATATAGCTATAGGATTATGTACTCTTCAAAATAGTACATATAGAGATAATGTAGCAGTAGGGACCTCATCAATGCGTGTAACTACATCTGGAAGAAATAATGTGGCAATTGGTTCTAGTGCTCTCCAAAATAATACCACTGGTGGATTTCAAGTTGCAATAGGCTATCATGCATTATGTACTTCTGACTTCGGTTCAACTTCTGCAGATGCAAATGTGGCAGTTGGTTACAGAGCATTAAGAGCTAATACAACTGGAGTTGCTAATGTGGCACTTGGTACTACAGCATTATTATTAAATACTAGTGGATGTAGAAATACTGCTATTGGACATCGTTCATTGGTAAATAACAATACAGGATTCTCTAATACTGCTGTTGGAACTTATTCATTATTTTGTAACACTTCAGGTCATTCAAATACAGCTTTTGGATATAGAGCATTATGTTTAAATACTACAGGTAGTACTAATGTGGCTATAGGAAGAGAATCACTTAGAAATTCAAATTTTGCATCAACTTCAACTAATGCTAACGTAGCAATTGGTTATAGAGCTCTGAACTCAAATACAGTTGGTAACTGTAATACCGCCATTGGTACTAGAGCTTTGGAGGCAAATATTTCTGGAACTAGAAATACGGGAGTAGGATTATTTGCTTTACTTAGTAATACAACCGGTTCAACTAATACAGCAATTGGATTTAATTCACTGTGTTCAAATACATCAGGTATTAGAAATACTGCTATCGGTTCATGTGCATTAAGAGGTAATACAATTGGATATAATAACGTAGCGATTGGTTATAGTTCTTTATTAAGAAATAATAGTGGAAATAGAAATACAGCAATTGGATATGGTTCTTTAGCATATAATACATCCGGTGTTAGAAATACTGCAATTGGATTTTATGCTGGTAGAAACACTACCAATGGTTCTTATAACACATCTATAGGTAATTACGCACTTCGTAATAATACAACTGGTGGTCAGCAATTAGCAATAGGTTCTGAGGCGTTATGTTCATCTAACTTTGGTACAACTTCCGCAAATGCAAATGTGGCAGTTGGTTACAGAGCGTTAAGAGCAAATACAATTGGAGTATGTAATACGGCTGTTGGAACTAGAGCTTTGGAAACAAATACTACAGGTAGTAATAATACTGCTATTGGAATATTCGCACTTAGAAGTAATACAACTGGAACTGTAAATGTTGCGATAGGTGATAATACACTTACAGCTAATACATTTGGATATCGTAATGTTTCAATTGGTACATTCGCTCTTCAATATAACACTACTGGAGGTAGTAATTTTGCTATCGGATATAATGCACTTAAATGTAATACTGGTGGATTTAATAATCTTGGAATAGGTATTAATACATTATGTGCTAACGTAACTGGATGTGGTAATGTTGCTATTGGTAGAGAATCAATTCGTACTAACACTACCGGTTGTGCTAATGTAGCAATAGGACACCAAACTTTACAATTTTCAAATTTTGCATCAAACTCATCAAATTCTAATGTGGCAGTTGGATATCGCGCATTACGTTCAAATGTTGATGGGAGTTGTAATGTTGCTGTTGGTACTAGAGCATTGTATAATAACATTAGTGGTGTAGGTAATACTGCCATTGGGATAATGGCAATGATAAATAATACGAGTGGAGTATGCAATACTGCAGTCGGAAATATAGCTTTATGTTCTAATACATTAGGAATTCGAAATACTGCAATTGGAAATCTTGCTATGTGCTCAAACACAACAGGTGAACGTAATACTGCGGTCGGTAACTTTGCATTACAACTAAACACTGTAGGATTATGTAATACCGCAATAGGTACATACGCTTTGAGATTCAATACTAATGGTACTAGAAATACTGCAATTGGATTTTCAGCTGGATATTGTATTACAGGTGGTTGTAATGTTGTAGTGGGTTCATATACTGCCGCTGGTAGGGCTGCACAAAACTGTAATATTTTTATATCCGATGGAGCTGGAAACGTAAGAATGTGGATGACTGGAAGTAATGGTACTACTGTAGTTTCTGGTTCATTAGAAATATTAAATCAGGCGTATGTTCCAGTCAACTCTAAAGGAAATAGTGGTTCTGGGAGTACAAATTTTGATTGGAATGATGGTAATATACAATCAATAACTTTAACTGGTCCACAAACATTTACTTTCTCAAATCCACAATCTGGTGCTAATTACCAAATTATAGTTACTCAAGATTCTACCGGTAGTAGAACTATTACATGGCCTACTATATATTGGGAGAGTGATACTACACCTACTTTGACGGGAACAACTGGTAGTATTGATATTGCCACATTTGTTTATGATGGGAGTAAATATCTTGGAATAATCGCTAAAAACTTTGGAATACCTTAAAATATAATTATATGAGTTTAATACCGTTTGGTTTTTGGAAAGCATCGAAACCACCCATTCCAACATCAGGATTGCGAATGTATTATAATTTTGAGGGAGGTGGGTATAGTGGTACAACTGTTACTGATTTTGCTGGAGTTGGAAATGGTACATTAAGTGGTACTACTTATAATTCAGGAAATGGTGGGTATATGAATTTTGATGGAAGTAATGATTGGATTGATACGGGTAGATCATCAAATAATGAAGGTATATATTATGGTGACTGGAGTATAGTATATTGTTTCAGAGTACCTAATGTTACTGGTACAAAATATGTTTTTGGTAGTTCTAATGCACCATCATATCAAGGAAATGCCCAATCTGGTACAGTTGATGATGATATTGTATACACTCATAATTCTGGAGGAGAACCTAAATATTTAAATATTAGTTCAAATACCTGGTATCATGTGGTATGTTCATATAGTTACAGTACATATGTTACTAAAATATATATTAACGGAACAGTGCAGGTAAATAATGGATTCCAAGAAAGAATGATTGGAATATATAATATTTATTTGGGTAGAGTAAATACTACATATTACGCATTTGATTTGGGATTGGCAATGATATATAACAGAGTTTTAACATCACAAGAAGTCAGTGATATTTACAATAATCAACGTTCAAGATTTGGAATATGAAATATTTGAAAAAAATAAATAACGAAATTATATACCCTTATAATATTGATAATCTTAAAAAAGATTATCCAAATACATCGTTTCCGGAAAATTTAACTGAATTTGTATTAATAAATTTTAATATATTTTCGGTAGAGCAAATAACTGTACCATTTGATTATACTAAAAATTATACTGAAGGAATTCCTAATTATATTGAGGGTAAATATTATCAAAATTGGATAGAAGAGGATGCTACAACTGAACAAATTAATGAAAGATTGAATGGCCAATGGAATATTATACGTTCAATGAGAAACGAATATCTTCAACAATGTGATTGGACTCAGTTATCAGATTCACCATTATCAGAATCAAAAAAATCAGAATGGAGTATTTATAGACAAGCATTGAGAGATGTAACTTTACAAGAAGACCCATTTAATATAGTGTGGCCAACTAAACCTGAATAATTTAAATATAATATATTATGAACGAACAAAATGTAACAATCGAAATCATCGCAGAGGTAAAGGTAAATGGTGTAGTAGTACCTGATGCTAATGTAAAAGTAAATAGTGTAACAATCGGAAACATAACAATCCCAAACGTAAGTGTTTCTTAAAAAAATTTTTAGATTGGCTATGCAAATTCTTATAAACTTAAAAATAAAAGTATCTGAGGGTGACATTATAGTAACCCCAATACCACCTGATGTTCCAATTACTCCTGAAGTACCTATTATACCACCGACAAATGAAGTAATAGATATTACACAACTTTGGTATGATACGTTCAGTAAAGGGTACGGTGATATCACTTTGGAATCTGGAAAAATTTATACAATTAATACAGTTAGAAGACAACGTATTAATGGTAAAGTTCGAATTAAGACAAGTGGAGTTGAACCTGCTTATGTTTGGGTGGGTAAAGCTATGTACGTATTGTATATAGATGAGGGTGAAGATACTGTATTATTTGAACTTGCTGATGGAGCTGATGTTGTAGTTGATAATATATGGCCATCATTAAGAGAGCAGGATAGAAACGTACAACAAATGTATTCTGTGAACTGGTTTACAAGTGTACAAGATCCAAATGCAAGATGGACTGCTATTGTTAAAAATTGTGATAGTACTTATTTGGGTAAAAATGGTGGATTTGGTACTGGAGTTTTATACGGTGGAAATAGAGAAAACTATGTTTCATTTATAAATTATAAGCATGCTGGGCCAAGTTTGATGGAATTAAAAAATCCATATCCAAACTCAGTAATGTATTTGGTAATGGAAAATGTAACTACCGATTATACAAATCCATATGATTGGTCAAAAAGAGCACATTTAACTACAGGTACAATAAACAAAACCAATAATGTATTATCATTAACAGGTGATGTTGAAGCGAGTTGCCTTTATAATCATTTTTTTATTGTTGATAAAGGTGCTAACCGAAGTTTTTTGGCACATATAGATAGATTTACATTTATGGTAGATAATATCGATGCTGTTATTGATTTGAAAAATATTCAATTAAGACCATCTCCTAAAGCAGGAGAAAAAGTTTTGGTTAAAGGTGGTAGATTCTTCTTTAATGGTAGAGAACCGCATGTGGGTGATTCTCTTAGAGTAAATGGTGTAAATTATACTATAAGAGAAAAAATGAAAACCGAAAATGATGAATGGACTAACAACTTCGGTTCGGGAAACTCCCCACTTACAGTAAAAGCACCTCAATGTTCTTTAAATGAACCAGTTCAATTATCAAATGGTGAATATAACATTGAATCATATACATCATCATTTAATCAGTTTGATATTAATCAACCTATATATTTGATTTATAAAGATGATTTAAACTTTAGAACTACAATGAATACTAAGTTTGGAGATTGGCAAGTATTGGAGGCAAGAGGTGGTAATCATATCGCATATAATCATAGAAGTATAAGTATATGGGCAAAAGATGTTGATTTGAATAGTGGAATGGTTGAAGGTAATGATGACCCTTATTATAGAGAAAGTACTAATGGGGAAGGTATTACGTTAGGATATAACATAGTTAACTGTAAAGGATTTGATGATGAATTTAGTACCAAGCCAATTACAACTGATAAACCGATGCCTGATAGAATAAAAAATCTATTATAAATTTGGTTTTTAACTAAAAATTTGTTATATTTGTAGAAACTTTGTTATATGAAAAAAACTGAAAACTTAGAAAAAGAATTATTAGAAGAATTGCAAAATCTTCAAACTCAGATAAACACTACGATTATTTCTTTTGGAGAATTGTTTGTTGCTAAACTTGAAATTCAAAATGAATTGAGTAAATTAGAATCTCAAACAGAAGCTCTAACCAATCATTATAATGAATTGTATAATAAATGGGATACTCGTATGAGTGATTTATCTAAAAAATATAATGATGGTGAAATTAATTTAACTGAAGGAACTGTTACATACGAAGTAGAGTAAAGGTTATGAAAAAATTGTTATATGTTGCACCTCATCTATCAACGGGAGGTATGCCTCAATATTTATATAAGGCTATAGAACATTTTTCCAAATTTTACGATGTATATTTGGTAGAATGGGTGGATGTTACTGGTGGGATATTGGTAGTTAGTAGAAATAAAATACTTTCAATATTACCTTCTGATAAGTTTTATTCATTGGGAGAGGATAAAACTAAGTTGAAAGATATTATACAAACGATATCTCCTGATATTATACATTTTCAGGAAGAACCACATACTTTTATAGATACCAATTTATTAGATTGGGTTTATTCGGATAATCGAACTTACAATATAGTAGTATCTACACATGGTTCATTTACAGACCCATCTCTAATGCCGTATTTAGCAGATAAATTTGTATTAGTATCTGATTGGAGTAAAGATGTTTTTGAAAATCATTTTAAGGGTTCTATTCCATGTGAAGTTTGGGAGTATGAATTGGATGAAGTTGAATACGATAAAACTCAAGCTAAAATAGATTTAGGATTCGATTTGGATTATAAGCATGTACTTCATATCGGATTATTTACTATGGGTAAAAATCAAAAACATATTATAGATGTTGCAAAACAATGTTTACCGTATAAAATAAAATTTCATTTTGTAGGAAATCAGGCTGTAAATTTTGAAGATTATTGGAAACCATTAATGAATGATTTTCCACCAAACTGTATTTGGCATAATGAAAGAAGTGATGTGGATAAATTTTATAAAGCAGCTGATGTGTTTATGTTCCCATCTCTATATGAATTAAATCCAATTTCAATTAAAGAAGCATTATCATATAAATTACCTATTTTTATAACTAAATTACAAACTTATAAAAACAAATATGATGGTATTGCAACATATATAAATGATGATGTAAATAATACCAAACGATTGTTATTAGAACATTTTGGATTAACTCAAACTGAAGATAAAATAACATTATTACATATTTTAACTGATATTGATACTGAAAGAGAAATACGTTCGGTTAAAGATTTATCTAAGTTGGAAAACTATGGTATTGATTACATACCAATTGTAAGTAAACGATATACCGATTTACCACCATCTGATAGTTGTGCATTTCCTGAAATAATATCAATGGAGCCTGGTGGAAAATTAACTCCAGGTCACTATGGATGTTATTTGGGACATAGAAAGGCATTTGAAGTTGGTAAGGATACCGATAGTGATTTTATCATTATATCAGAGTGTGATACTATTTTGGATATATCACACGATGAATTTTATAATAAAATAAAATTTATAACAGAGAAATTAAAAACCGATACGGATATATCTATTTTTAGTTTGTGTTATCATCATAACGATAATATTACTGAAAAGAGAGAAGATTATTGGATATCGAATAGTATGACGGGTGCACATATGTATGTAATACCTAAACGTATGTTCAATAGAATTTCTGAAATTTATAAAAACGAAAAGTGGAATGTTGCTGATTTATTTTTAGCAACTCATTTAGGTGATGATAAAATAGCATATTTATTAACCCCAACCACAAAACAAGCTGGGGGATTTTCAATATTAGAAAAAGTTATAGCAGATGATAGATACTAAAAAACACGGTTACATAGTAACATATTACAAATCCACACCGGATGGTGAAAAAATACTAATTGATTTAATTAATGCAATTAGTAAAATGAACGTATATTTGGTTTTGGGTTCGCACAGTGCAGATGTTCCTTTAGAAATACAGAAGAAATGTGATTTTTATTTTTATCAAGAACTAAACATAGTTGATGATAGAAAATATTCGCATGGTGTAGCTGAAAATAACATTATAGAAATTGCACTACAACATTTAAAATGGAAAGGAATTGAGTGGACATTTAAAAGTTGTTATGATATTATTGTAAATGATACTGATAGATTTAATGATTGGGTAAAGGATTATAAATACAATTTTGTATCATGTATATGGGGTGATAACTTTTTAGCAACTCATTCATTTTTTGCTAATGTTGATTTTATTTTAAATAACATTAGATTTTATAAAACTGTTGAAGAAATGTTTTCAATTAATACAGTTTTGGAAAATTGTTGGCAGAGAGATATTGAAATACGTAATTTAAAAAATCAAGTCTTTTCATATCCATCTAAAGCTGATATGTATGGTGATAACCAAATTGATGTTATTGGTTACAATTATTCCAATTTTGAGTTTTGGTATAGTCCAAATGAATGGAAATTTTTTGTAAAGAATAATGGTGAAGATTATTTAGGTGATATTCGTATATTTGATTATTATTCCGATGTATGTTTATACTATGAGAAAAATTTTAGACATGATAGTGGTATAACTATGTGGATTTCACCACCAATGGTACAATACATGCCATATGCAAAGAATGGGTATTATTTGGAATTATATAAGAACGGAATTACTATTCGTAAGAATATAATGATATCTGATTTTAATTATAAAGACCCTTTCCATAAAAAGTTTAGAACTATTAGATTGAAAGAATCTAAATTCAATGAATATATTGAGTTTGATGATTTGATGGAATATCGTGTATTAAATATTGATATTGATAGTATAAAAACATTTATTGATATTGGAGCTAATTATGGATTTTCATCTGTACCTTTTATGAGAAAGGGTATTAAAACTTATATGATTGAAGGTGATAAAAATAACGCCGAAATATTAAATGAAATGTATGGTAGAAGTAACAGTATCAAAATAATAGATAAAGTTATAAGTGATATTGATGGTGAGATTGATTTATACATTGATGATGTTTATAGTACAATATCATCTATATTTGAAACTGATGCTAATGGAAAATCGGATAATAAAACAAAAATGACCGTACCATCTATTACACCAAATACATTACTTGAAAAATATATAGAAGAAGATATTATAGATTTGATGAAGGTTGATATTGAGGGAGCTGAATATAAACTATTTGAATCTATAAGTGATTCTAATTTGAAAAAAGTAAATAAATTTATGATAGAGATTCATAACAATGATAATTATCAAGTTATGAATATACTTACAAAGTTGGCAAAAAACGATTACGTTTACAAACTATATAATTTACCTTTTGAAAAGCAAGATTATGTAGTTGAACAAAGTAGAGGATTTATATATGCTTGGAGATAAAATTTCAGTAAGAATTGTAGGGGAAACTGTTTATGTAAAAAACATTTCTAATTCAGATATAGATAATGCATTTATATCGATAAAGAGTATATTTTATTTACCATTACTTAGAGAAAAATTTACATTAAAAGCATCTGAAGAAATATCATTTGAATGGGTTTCCTTTAAGTGGAAAGATAGGTGGGGTAACGGTACTATCTATGTAAGAGTATATGAGAACCATAACTTAATATATTCAAGAGATTTTTTTGATAAAACAAAATGTTATGTTTTGATATCAAATCAACCATTTGAAAAACTAACAGAGCAACTTATTGTAGGATTAACTAAGTATTCTAATGTGGATATACTACATTATACAATAAATTATAAATCTACTTTAGAATATGATAATTTGTATAATATAGAATTTACACTTCCCGGTGATACACAAGATCCTCAATATATGCAATTTTCAAAACCTCCTGTTTTTGTGGATGTATTAGAGAGAGGATATAAATCTGCTGTATTTTTAGATGCTGATATTCAAGTGAGAAGTAATATAGATTCTTTATTTGATTATATACATCAAATTGAAGATGGGCCTATAATGCACAAATCACAATGGGATTATATAGTTGCTAATGGTAAATATGTACCTGAACCTAAACTTCATAAGTTTATGGGATTATCTGAACAACAACCTGCACCACATGGTGTTACTAATGTTGTTATATTTAACCATACCCATTTGGAAATGTTTAAGGAATGGGAAAGGTTATGTTTTTCCGATGAAATGCAATTGATAAGAAAGGAAGAATTTTTACATGATGAGTTGATATTTAACTGTTTGATGTGGAGGGATAATATAGTTCCAAAACTTTTTTATTTGGCTTTAAATATTTTAACTGAAAAAGATGTTGAATTTTTTTATAATTTTAATAATGAAGATTATATAGATGGATTTGATATGAATGAAAGAGGATTGGGTCAATATGTACAATCCTACCTACCATATGATAAATCAACTATAGTTGGATTTCATTGTATTAAAAGTCCAGAAGTTGCTAAAAAAATAAATGATATAATTTACAAATACGAAAAATTAAACGGTTACGAATATATGGATATTTATTCAAATTTAAAAATAAACAAAAATATAAAACAACAAAAAAAAGTAACAATAGTAAACAATTTTGTTAGAGGTGCATTTGTTGAAATAGTAAATGGGGGTGATGAGTTGTATAAAGTTGATTTTATAAATAAATCAAATGGAAAAATAGAGCATACATCCGTTATACCAACTAACCATTGGACTAAAACGAATAAAGAATATTTTGTAGATTGGAAGATTGTAGTAACAAACTTATCCACAAATACTGTAGTATATCAACATGATTATAATTGTGAAGGAAAAAGAGTATACATAGCATTTGAATCATCTGCATTGGGAGATACTATGGCTTGGATTCCTTATGTAGAAGAATTTAGAAAGAAACATAAGTGTAAAGTTGTATGTTCAACTTTTATGAATAACTTATTTGAAAGTGAATATCCTGAAATTGAATTTGTTAAACCTGGAATCAATGTAACTGATTTATACGCTATGTATTCATTAGGATTGTTTTATAATGAAGATAATACTGTACAATTGCATAAAAACCCAACTGACCCAAAAACTCAACCATTACAAAAAATGGCAACTGATATATTGGGTTTAGAATATACTGAAATTCGTCCTAAGATAAAACATAATAGTGTTAAAAAGGAAAAACAGGTTTCGATTGCAATACATGGAACTGCTCAAACTAAATATTGGAATCATCCAACTGGTTGGCAAGAAGTTGTTGATTGGTTGAAGTTTAAAGGATATAAAGTTAAGTTATTATCTAAAGAAGGTGATGGGTATATGGGAAACAAGCATCCAAAAGGTATTGAACAACTTCCTGCCGGTTCTATTGAAGGAGTTATGAATGAGATGTTAAAATCTGAAGCATTCATTGGTATTGGTAGTGGATTGAGTTGGTTAGCATGGGGTTTGGGTGTTAAGAATGTATTGATTAGTGGATTCTCATATGATTGGGCTGAAATGAAAGATTGTATTAGAATAGGTGCACCTGAAGGAAAATGTGCTGGATGTTTCAATAGAATCAGATTGGATGCAGGTGATTGGAATTGGTGTCCAGACCATAAAGGTACTCAAAGACAATTTGAATGTACTAAAACAATAGAACCATATATGGTAATTAAAGAATTGGAAAAAATACTATGAGGGTTTGGATAAACGGATGTTTTGATATTTTACACTATGGGCATTTTCGTATGATAGAATATGCAGCATCATTGGGTGATAAATTGATTGTTGGTATTGATAGTGATGAACGAATTAAAAAAATGAAGGGTAGTAACAGACCATATCATAACATATATCAACGATATTATAATCTCAAATCAATTAAAGGTGTTACTGATGTGTATACCTTTAATTCAGATGAAGAGTTAAAGGAAACGATAAAATTATATAAGCCTGATATATTTGTGATAGGAAGTGATTACAAAGATAAACCTATAATAGGTGGTGAATTTGCAAAAGAAATTCGATATTTTGATAGAATAGAAGAATTTAGTACAACTAAAATTTTGAATTATGAATAAAGTATTAGTGATTGGTGAAAGTTGTGTGGATGTATTTGTATATGGTATATCTGAAAGAAAATCTCCAGAGGGAAATGGGCCTGTATTTTTACCGAAATCGGAAGTATATAATGATGGGATGGCTTACAATGTTTCCAATAATTTAGCAGCTATGGGTATTGATGTTGATATAATAACTAATACTGAAGAAATAGTAAAACGAAGATATGTTAATTTAGAAACTAATGATTTGTATCTGAGAGTTGATGAGCATGATAAAGTTAGAAGATTTAATATATCAGAATTACCATTATACATAAAAGACTATTCAGCAATTTTAATATCTGATTATGATAAAGGATTTTTATCAGAGGGTGATATTGAATATATATCAACATTACATCCATTAGTTATTATAGATACTAAAAAGAAATTGGGATTGTGGTGTAGAAATATAAAATTTATAAAACTTAATAGATTAGAAAATAAAAACAATAAGGAATATATCAAAGAAAATAAACATTGGTTAAAAGAAAAATTATTAATTACCAAAGATAAAGATGGTGTAGATTGGAATGGTAAAAACTTTCCATCGTTAGCCGATAATGTAGTTGATGTATCTGGTGCCGGTGATACATTTATAGCAGGATTTGTATCTGAGTTTTTAAAAACAAACAACGTTGATAAATCTATATTTTTTGCAAATAAAGCGGCCGCTAATGTTTTATCTAAAAAAGGAGTAAGTGTATATTCGGAATAAAATTATTGATTATATTTATATAGTATAAAACTATATATGTACGTAATGAGTAAATTAGGAAAATATTTAGTGGATGAAGTTTTAAAAGATTTTCAATCAGTTGAACAATCATTTTTTAATCAAAACGATTCTACGGATATATCAAAAAATATAAATGAATCAGCTGCAATTGATTCTGGTGAACCTGAGGTTGGATACTATGCGGATGGTACAAAAAGAATACTAAACGGAGCTAAACCTGAAAACTGGTTTAAGCAAGGTGGGTACATTCAATTGGATAAACCGAAATCAGATTATATGAGAGGTAAGGGTAAGAGTAAAGATACCCAATCTCAATTCCGAAAAGTAATTTATAAATTACAAGGAGTTACTGAACCTGCTAAAGGTTCTCCTCTCACACCATATCAAATTGATAAATGGAAAAATGTAACACCTAAGACACTAAAACCTAAAAATCCTAGATATTGGGAATTGGAAAAAGTGGATGAGGATATTTCTATTCCAATAAATGTAGGTGATACTGTTTTGGGTGGTAAATTTAAAAATAAAAAAATAATTGTGAAAGATATTGGAAAAAATGAAAAGGGTGATATTACCATAAATGGTAAACCATTATTGAAATACCGATTGATAGATGAGGCATATGCAGAAGTAATTGCTGAACTTAGAAAAGATCCTCAGTTTGAAGAATTTTTAAGTGAAATACCGATGTCTGATTTACAGCAAATTGATAAATATGCGGATAAGCAATTAGACCCATTGGATGTTGTAATAACGGATAAACACTTTTTGGATAGATTAATTGACCCTAGAAATAAAAAACCAATATCAGCTGCAGAACTTACTGGATTTTTCAAAAGATTGAGTAGAAAGAAAGACCAGTTTGTTGATTTCTTAAAGAAGTACGGTGAGATAGTTGCTAAAGATAATAGAACTAAAATCAATATTCCTTTTATGAAGCAAGCCAATAAAGCTATTGCTAAAACTATAATGAGAAAGGATGATTTTAAAACTCCATCTCCTGAACTAAAGTTTGAAATCGAAAAAGTATCCGGTGGATTATCTTCAGGTATGACATTATCCGATATTGCAAAAAAGCATGGTGTTGGAATAGATTCGATAAAATCTGAGTTGATTAAGGGTGTTAAAGTAGAAATGGAGCATACGGCAAACGCAAAAATTGCTAGAGAGATTGCAATGGATCATTTGGCTGAGAATCCAAAGTATTATACTAAATTAGCTACTATTGAGGAAGCTAGTTTTAATCCCGATATAGTTCCTAAAAAAAATGTTTGGTATCAATTAGATGATAAAGAAGTATTAGTTGTATCTGATAATATTATAGATTTGATAAAAACTGCATATAATTCTACTAAACTTGGTTCGTTTGTTACAAGTAAAAGTGATTTAACTAGAAGTATTTTTTGGAAGAGTATAGATAACGATACTGACCCGCATGCGGATGCAGTTATCTTTGGGAGAAAATCACCAAATGGAATAAAAATACAGGGTATTGGGCATGATGGTGATAAAAATTCTAAAGATGATATAATTAAAAAATTAGTTTCTATATTAAAAACACCTGGATATTGGATTGAAGCATCTGATGCATTAGAGCATGTATTGTATAAAAACAATGTACCTTATGTATCATCTGAAAAGGTTGGGCAATCTATATTTCCAAACACAAATTTAAAAATGATTGGAGATAAAGGTAAGTATGAGAGAACTTTAGAAAATGGAACTAAAATCAGAGAAACAATTTTTGGTAGACCTAAAGTAAGTGTTAGAGAAACTGATACAAATGAAAATCTAATGATTGGATATCCTGATCAAAAATGGATGGATAACCATAAAAAACGAATAGATAAATTACGTGCTAAATTGGATGCTGAGAAACAAAATGAATACACTATGATGCGTTCTCATATTCAACCATCTGCGCCTATGAAAGGTTTATATAGTGATGAATTGGATGAATCAAATCCATCTGATGTAATCAAAGATTTAGATAAAGTAAAAAATGATTTATTAAAAAAAGTAGATGTATTAATAGCTAAAAAGAAAAAATTATATTCAAATGTTGATATAGAATCACCAATGAGTGTTGAAGAAAAACAGTTGGATAAAGAAATTGCAGATATATTTTCACAAATAAATAAATTAGTATTACAAAAAAGAACACTTAAAAAAGAATCCAACCATATAACAGAATCGGTTAAAGATTATGTTGTGGTTTATGCTGGAAGATTTCAACCTTTCCATAAAGGGCATTTTGCAACATATCAACATTTAGTAAAAAAATTCGGTAAAGATAAAGTATATATAGGAACATCTGATAAAACTGATAATGTAAAATCTCCTTTTAGTTTTAATGAGAAAAAGCTAATAATGGCAGGTATGTTTGGTATACCTTCCGACAAAATTGTTCAGATAAAAAACCCATATGCTCCTGTTGAAATTCTTAAAAAATTTGATGAGAATAATACTGGATTTATTACAGTAGTTGGTGGTAAAGATGCACAACGATTGGGTGGTAAGTATTTTACACCATACAAAGGTAATGTTGATGTTGGATATGTAGATGCAGGATATGTCTATGTATCACCCCCATTAAGTGATGTAAGTGGTACTGATGTTAGAAAGTGGTTAGGTAGTGGTGATATTGAAGATAGAAAAAAACTTTTTACTAAAGCATATCCTAAATTCAATGAAAAGATATTTAATTTGATTGTAAAAAGATTAGATTCATTGAAAGAGAATGTTATTGGTAAAAATTTAATAGAAGAATTTAAATTAAATGAAAATAATTTAAATAAAGCTATCCATGAAATAGAAAAATTAGATGGTGTTGATTTTTGGCATAGTCAAAATATGTTTGTAGTTACTGTAAACTATAAAAAATATCCAAACAGCGTTAAAAAAATCAAATCAATAATTTCCAAATATAACATAAAAAATTCTAAACTTTATACTGGTAGTGAAACTTCAATGACTAATACTAAAGATGAAATTGAATGGAGAATACCATATAATAAAAATACTACTTCTGAAAATTTAATCAAAGAGGGTGGGGCATACGGACATATGAATCATCCGTTTGATATTGATGTTAATTTAACGTTTGGCCAGTTAAAAGATATAGTTAAGAAAGCATTGAATGGGGAGTTGGAATTAACTAGAGAGAAAACTGATGGGCAGGCTCTTGCAGTAAGTTGGGTGAATGGTAGATTGGTTGCTGCTAGAAATAAATCACATCTTAAAAACAAAGGTAAGGATGCAATGGATATAAACGCAGTTGCATCTAAATTTGCAAATAGAGGTGGATTGACCGATGCATATAACTTTGCTATGAAAGACCTTTCCGCAGCTATCGATAAACTTACTCAAAAACAAAAAGATAAAATATTCGGAGGTGGTTCTAAGTTTATGAATTTGGAAGTTATATACCCAACTTCAGTAAATGTAATACCTTATGGACAGGCTTTATTGGTATTTCATGGAACTTTTGAATATGATGAAGATGGTAATATAATTGGTGAAGACCAATCTGCTGGTAGAATATTGGCAGGTATGATTAAGCAAATAAATCAAAATGTACAATCTAAATATACAATTCAAGGACCTCCTGTAGTTAAATTACCCAAAAATACAGAATTGAATAAATCACAATCCAAATTTTTGGGAATGATATCTAAACTACAAAATGAATATGGATTGAGTGATAATCAGGGTGTAGCAGAATATCATCAAAAATGGTGGGAAGAATTTGTAAATAAAAACGCACCTAACTTAGATGGGCAACATAAAATAGGATTGGTTAAACGATGGGCATTTATGGATAAGAGTTTTAGAATAAAAGATATTCAAGATGAAAAAATTCGTAACTGGGCTGAGAAAATAGATAAAGAAGACCAAACTAAAATAAGTAAAGAAAATCTAATGAAATTTGAAAAAATATTTTTAGGTGTTGGTGCTGAAGTTCTTTCATTTATGAGTTCTGTATTAACTGTAAACCCTGATAGTGCTAGAAGAGCAATGGTGGGTAGACTAGAAAAAACTATAAAAGATGTTGAGGCGAAAGGAAGTGAGGCTCAAATTGCTAAATTGAAATTGGAACTACAGAGATTGAATGATATTGGTGGATTTGAAAAAATAGTTCCAATAGAAGGCATAGTTTTTGTATATAACGGTACTACGATGAAATTAACCGGAAGTTTTGCTGCAGCAAATCAGTTGTTGGGAATATTCTTTGATAATAGGTAAAATTATATAAATATACAGGAGGTTTTTATTTTTTTCTTATAGTTATTATAGAGAAATAAATACTATGATAATATATAAGGTTGAAAATAAAATAAGTGGTAAAGTATATATTGGCCAAACTATACATACATTAAAAGTTAGAAAGAATGCTCACTTAAAAATGATTGAAGTGGGTAAGAGTAAATTTTATAAGGCTCTTAAATCATATGGTGTTGATAATTTTGATTGGGTTGTGATTGATACTGCCATAACAAAAGATGAATTAAATAAAAAAGAAATACACTATATAAGAGAATATAACTCAATAGAGAACGGGTATAATATGGTTGAAGGTGGCGCAGGTGGATATAATGACTATGCTGTTATTGCTAACAAGAAAAAAATGGGTAAACCATTAAGTGAAATAGTATCGCCTGAAATGTATGAACAATCAATTGAGGGTAGAAAGCGTGGATTTAAAAATGGATTATCACATTATACGTTTGATAAAATTGATAAAGAAAAACAACGTGAAATTGCACGAAAGGGTGCATACAAATTAGTAGAAATGGGTTATACACATAGTGAAGAGACAAAGAAAAAAATAAGTGAAGCTCAGAAGGGAATAACTTTTGAAGATAGATATGGGGTGGAAGTAGCTAACATTCAAAAACAGATTATATCTCAAAAAACAAAAGAAGCTATGAAAACTGTTGATTGGGATAGTTTAATGGAGAAAGCTCTTGAAGGTAGAAAAATATATTGGGATACTAAACATTCTGCTGATAAAGATAAAATATTGGAGTTAAAGCAAAAAGGGTACAAAGTAAAACATATATGTGCTGAGCTTGATATATCTACTCCAACTTATTATAAAAGATTAAAAGAATTAGAAAAAATACATAAAATCTAATTTATATATATTTATATATATAATAGATATTTTATGGCTAAAGAATTTCAAAAAAAATATATGCATCCTACAAGAAGAAAACTTGTGGATATGGTGTTACGTGGTAAAGAATATGAAACCGATACTAAATTAGGTTACGATAGTGGAGAACGTAGTAGAAAAAGAGAAATTGGTGAAGTATGGACTGATTCCGATGGTGTAACATGGGAGCAACGTTCATATGGAAGAGTTCAACAGTCTAAATTAACAGAAACTATGGCCGAAGTTCGTAATTGGATTTCTGCCAAAAATAGATGTAAGAGTGATACGTGTAGTAAATCCAAATATGGATATACTGATAAAAAGTTAATACGAAAAACAGGATATTGTTCAAATTGTTTAGTTGAAAAGGAGTCCAAAATAAAAGAAGATGGTTTGTGGACTGAGTATGAACAATATCGTATCATTCAAAATATGATATCACATGGAAACGATGTATTATCTCAATTAAATCAAGCGTATAGTGATGTAAAGCAAGAATACGAATATGTAAATGAAGATGGTAGTATTGAGAAGTGGAGAATGGAAAGGGATGCTGATGAGTTAAGAACTGAAATTTTAGGTGATATTGAAAATATTTCTAAAGAAGTTTCACAACTTAAAGAAATTAGAAATAAATTATGGGATGTATTGAAAGATAAAAACTATGATTTATTAAATGAACCTATCGATTAATGTTATATGAGTACTCAGAAAAAAACATTAAAAGAGATTGTAGCTGAAGAATATGTAAGATGTTCTAAAGACCCTATTTATTTTATGCGGAAGTATTGTATGATACAACATCCGACTAGGGGTAAAATACAATTTCATTTATATCCATTTCAGGAAAAAACTCTAACTGAATTTAAGAATAATCGATTCAATATTGTTTTAAAATCAAGACAAACCGGTATCTCTACATTATCAGCAGGATATTCCTTATGGAAAATGCTTTTTAATTCTGATTTTAATGTGTTGGTTATTGCAACTAAGCAAGAAGTTGCTAAAAACTTAGTAACTAAAGTTAGGGTGATGCATGAACTCTTACCAAGTTGGTTAAAAGGTGGTTCATTGGAAGATAACAAATTATCACTCCGATTGAAAAATGGTTCTCAGATAAAAGCAATTTCATCTTCACCTGATGCAGGACGTTCTGAAGCGTTATCCTTACTTATTTTTGATGAAGCTGCATTCATTGATGATATCGATGAAATATGGGCATCTGCACAATCAACCCTATCAACCGGTGGTAGTTGTATTGCATTATCTACTCCAAACGGTGTGGGTAATTGGTTTCACAAAACTTGGGTAGGTGCTGAAGATGGTACTAATCCATTCATGCCAATTAGTTTACATTGGACTGTTCATCCTGAGAGAGACCAAACGTGGAGAGATGAACAAACTCGTTTATTAGGAACTAAAATTGCGGCACAGGAATGTGATTGTTTATGGGGAACTTCACGGGTGACAATTAAAGATATTGAAACTGGTGATATAAAGGAAATTACACTCGAAGAATTGTATGAAAACTTATAATTTTTATATTTATACACAAGAATGTGAATGTAAAAATTATGAATTATGTTAAAGAAGGTTGGGTTAAAATAAAAAAAGAAATAGATAATATAGATGATATTTATTTATTTGATGAAACTAAAAAATTATTATTGAATGAATTTTATTATCAAAATTATTTTGGAAAAGCAAAAAATAGAACTTTAATAAAGGAAAATATAAAATTATACAAATCTATATATCATCATACAGAAATATTAGAAACTGTTATGAAAGAATATAAAAGATATAAGGGATCGTATAATTTTATGTATAGATTGAAGTTTATTGTAGAGCTTGATTGTAATATAGATAAATTAAAATGTGAATGTGGTAGTAGTTATACATGGAACACTTATTGTAGAAAATGTCCAGATTATCATAAGACATGGTTGGGTAAAAAACATACAAAAGAGAGTAAACTAAAACAAAGGTTATCAACTTTAAATTATTTATCAACTACAGTTGGGCAAATAACACCTAGATATAATGTAGATTCTATACCAATTATAGAAGAATATGGAAAAAAATATGGATATAATTTTCAACATGCAGAAAATGGTGGTGAATATTATATAAAGGAATTAGGTTATTTTGTAGATGGTTATGATAAAGAAAAAAATGTTGTAATTGAAATAGATGAACCACATCATTTTAATACAGATGGTAGTTTAAAACAAAAGGATATCGATAGGGAATATCAAATAAAAAAACTACTTAAATGTGAATTTATAAGAATTAAATATGATAGATAATTATATTTTTAAAGGAAATACCAAATATGAAATACTAACTCCATCCGGTTTTCAACCTTTTGGTGGTGTTCGTAAGCTATCAAAAGATAAACACTATGAAATAGCATTTTCTAACGGGAAGTTTCTAAAATGTTCAACAACTCATAAGTTTATATCAAACGGTAATGATATATCAGCTAATATTTTAAATGTTGGAGATTATGTAGATAGTGATGATGGTAGTATTGTAAGTGTAATAAATAAAAAAATAATAAATAGTGGTATTTCATTATTTGATATAGTTGAAGTAGCTGGTGGTAATATTTTTAATGTTGATGGTGTTGTATCACATAATTGCGATTTCATTTCATCCGGTGATACTGTAGTTGATCCTGAAACTCTAATGTTCTACAAAGAAACATATTGCCAACCTCCAATTGAAAAGGGATATATTGATAGTAATCTGTGGAAGTGGGAATATCCAGATTTCAACAAATCGTATATGGTTGTAGCTGACGTTGCGAGAGGGGATGGTAGTGACTTTTCAACTGCTCATGTAATAGATATAGATTCTGCTACTCAGGTTGCAGAATATAGAGGAAAGATAGAAACCAAAGATTTTGGTAATTTTTTAGTGAGTTTATCAACTGAATATAATGATGCACTTTTAGTAATAGAAAACGCAAATATTGGTTGGGCAGCAATTCAGCAGGTTATAGATAGAGGATATAAAAATCTATTCTATATGAGTAAAGATTTGAAATATGTAGATGTTGAAAATCAAATAACAAATAGATACAGAGCTGAAGAGAGAGGATTGGTAGCAGGATTTTCAACTACATCTAAAACACGACCACTTATAATATCTAAATTGGATGAATACTTCAGAGAAAAAAATGTAGTAATTCGTTCTACAAGATTAATTGATGAATTATTTACATTCATTTTTATAAATGGTAGAGCTGAAGCTATGAAGGGTTATAATGATGACTTGGTAATGGCATTTGGTATTGGTTTATGGGTTAGAGATACTGCACTTAGATTAAGACAGCAAGGTATTAATTTAACAAAGCAGGCATTAGGTGGTATTTCGACAAATACAAATTCAGTATATGATGGTATGTATGGTGGTGGATTTGTAGATGATAATCCTTGGAAAATGAGAGTAGGTGAATCGTTTGAAGATTTATCCAAATGGTTATAGTTTATATTTTTTTTTAATATTTATAGTATAAACTAAATAATATGAAACTAAAAAACATATTTAATATAAATAAACAACCTGATGTGGGTTACACTTCCAAAAAATTTATTGATGTGTATTCATTCGATGAAATACTACCAAAAAAGAGTAGATATAAGTTTAAACAATCGGTGAATACTATATTAGATGCATTGGAAGATGCTGGTGTGGATGATACTGATATTAAAAAATATTTAAAAGAATTGTTGGAACAGGCTATGAAAATTACAACTCATAGTGTATTTAAAGATTATTAATTATGAAACTACTTACAGAAAATAAAAAAGTTAGAATTAGTGAAGGTTTGAAATTTCACTTAGAAAATAAAACTCCAATTTATGAAAATGTATATAGATTTGGAAGTAAGAATTATTTTAGATTAATAAACGAAGCAAGAACTTTATATAAAAAAGGTTTATTGGAAGTATCTTCAGCGGTTGATAAATGGATGTTGGAAAAAACTGATATTGGTAAGACTGGAACGTTTGAAGGTAAAATAGTTATGTTAGATATACCAATCGTAATTACTGAAGAAAGTTTGGAACTACAGCATATGAAACTATTGAGTAAAGCAATGAAGGCTTTTGCGGGTTCTAAAAAACAAAAAGAAATAATTAAACAATTAAATCCAATTCGTACACAATTGGGATATGAACCATTAAAAGAATTAACTGAAGCAGAATATCAGGGAAGAGATGTTGAATTGGGTAAACCTCAAAGAAGTTCTGGTCCTAAAAAATATCAAGTTTATGTTAAGAATGATAAGGGTAATGTGATAAAAGTAAATTTCGGTGATGCTAAAGGGGGATTAACTGCAAAAATTAATGATCCTGAAGCAAGAAAGGCATTTGCGGATAGACATAATTGTAAAGATAAAAAAGATAGAACTTCAGCAGGTTATTGGAGTTGTAACCTACCTAGATATTGGAAGGCATTAGGTGGGGGTGAAAATATGAATACTTATTGGTAATGAAACCATATACTCAGCATATTGAAGACGGATATATAATAAGAGAATTTGATATAGATGTTTTATCAAATGAGTTAGTATGGCATAGAGATGAAAGGGATAGAACGGTTGAAATATTAGAAGGTGAAGGTTGGAGATTACAAATGGATAATTCATTACCTATAAATTTAAAAGTTGGTGATGTTATTAAAATACCTAAAGAAACGTTTCATAGAGTTGGTAAAGGTAAAACAAAATTGGTTATAAAAATAAAAGAAGAATAAAATGGCAGAACAAAACGATAATACATTTTTTGGAAGGTTGAGAAAATTATTTTCAACTACCGCAATTGTTCGTATAGATTCGGATGGTAAGAGAAAAGTAGTAGATACTGATGAAAGACAGATGACTACTAACTTAGTTCAACTGAGAGATAGATACACAAAACTACAGAGATCATTTTACGAAACACAATCTAGTGCTCAATCAATGGCATATCATCAAGTTCGTAGAGAACTGTTTAGAGATTATGATGCAATGGATAATGACCCTATTATTGCATCTGCTTTGGATATATATGCTGATGAAAGTACAACTAAAAATGAATATGGAGATGTATTACAAATTCGTTCATCGAATGAAAATATAAAAGAAATACTTCATAATTTATTTTATGATATTTTAAATATTGAATTTAATCTTTGGCCTTGGACTAGAAACTTAGTTAAATACGGTGATTTCTTTTTAGGTTTGGAAATTGCGGAAAGAAAAGGAATTATAAATGTAATACCTCAATCTGTATATTATACTGAACGTATTGAAGGAATTGATCCTAATAATGCAAATTTCGTTAAGTTCAAGGTTGAAATGGATAGAGTTGGTAAAACAGATTGGGATAATTATGAGATGGCACATTTCAGATTACTATCAGATACCAATTTCTTACCGTATGGTAAATCAATGATTGAATCTGCAAGAAGAATTTGGAAACAATTATCTTTGATGGAAGATGCTATGTTGATTCATAGAATTATGAGAGCTCCTGAAAAGAGAGTATTTAAGATTGATATTGGTAACATTCCACCAACTGAGGTTGATAACTATATGCAAAAAATTATCAATAAAATGAAAAAAGTTCCTTTTGTTGATAAGAACAGTGGTGATTACAATTTGAAATATAATATGCAAAATCTAACAGAAGATTTTTTCTTACCTGTTAGAGGTGGTGATAGTGGAACTTCTATAGATAATTTGGGTGGATTGGAATATGCGGCAATTGATGATATTGAATATTTACAGAAAAGATTGTTCGCAGCATTAAAAGTACCTAAAGCATACTTATCATATGATGAGAATGTAAACGGTAAAGCAACACTTGCTGCTGAAGATGTTAGATTTGCAAGAACAATTGAAAGAATTCAAAGAACTATCGTAAGTGAATTAACTAAGATAGCAATTATACATTTAGCAGCTCAGGGTATAGATGATAGTGAAATGGTTAATTTTGAATTATCATTAACAAATCCATCTACTATCTATGAGCAAGAAAAAGTAAATCTTTGGTCTGAAAAAGTTAGATTGGCTACTGATATCCAAAATCTTAAAATGCTATCAAAAGATTGGATATATGGTAATGTATTTGGAATGGGTAAGGGTGAAGCTGATGATGAAAGAGGAAAAATAATAAATGATATTAAAGATACATTTAGATATAATTCAATAGAACAAGAAGGAAACGACCCGGCTGCACCATCTGAACCAACTGATGTTGAGGGTGATTTGGAAGAGTTAAAGAATTCTTTAAAATCACAATCAGATTTGGGGGGTAGACCAAGAGAAGGAAATACATACGGTAAGGATAAACATCCATATGGTAGAGACCCATTGGGTAACAAAGAAAACGAAAAAGAAAGAAAGAGAGATACCTATTCAGTATCGAATAGTAAAAAGCTTGCTAGAGAATATATAAATGGAATATCATCGAAAAAGAAAATTATATCAGAAAAAACTTCGTTTTTAGATGAAAAAAATCTGTTAGATGATGATAAATTTTAATAAACAATAAAAATTTTATATTTATATGTATTATAGTGAATTCTAATCAAATTATTGTATAATAAATGAAAAAAATTAAACATTCAAAATTTAAGAATACAGGGGTGTTATTTGAGCTATTAGTTAGACAAATAACGTTGGAGGTTCTTAATGGAGATAAAACCGATGTGGCTAAAAAAATTGTTAAAGAATTTTTTGCGCCAGGAAAAGAATTGAATAAGGAACTTAGACTGTATGAATTATTATTGAAAGAAAAATATAATTCGGAAAACAGAGCTGAGAAATTTTTAGATATGGTATGTGAACAATATCTAAAGTTGGATAATACTAAACTTAGTAGAGAGAAGTATAATTTAATTAAGGAGATAAAAAACAATTTTGATATTGAACAATTTTTATCATCTCCAATATCGAATTATAAAGTTTTAGCATCTATTTATAAAGTTTTTGAATCCAAAGTTAATAATGGATATGATATAAAGGATGTATTCAATTCTAAAATAACACTTATAGAAAATATAACATCTAAGCCTGTATCACAAAATAATAAACCTGATGCTGAAAGTGCTAAGTTGTTGGAAATGTATAAGAAGCAGGATAAGGATATTCGTTTATTGACATATAAAATATTAGTAGAAAGCTTCAATAAGAAATATACTCATTTAGATACTACACAAAAATCTATTTTAAGAGAATATATTAACAATGTAAACAATACATCCAAATTTAAAGATTTTTTTGTTAAAGAATTAAATAAAACCATACTTGAATTAAAGAGTATTAATAACAAAGTATGTGATGTTATTACTAATATTAAATTGAAAGAAACTATATCAGTTTTGAAATCTCAAAAAATTGGTAAAACTATAAGTGATAATCAAGTTTCTGTATTACTTTTATCTCAAGAATTATTGAAAGAATTAAAAACTAAGGTAAAATGAAATTAAGCAAATTAAGAGAACTTGTTAGAAATATTGTTAACGAAATCGAATCTGAGGAGGATATTGATGAAGCTAGTGTAACTGGAAATGTTTCTGGATATAATGTTCCTCATGCATTTGGTAAACCTAGTGATGAAAAGAAGAAGGCAGATAGATTGGCTAAAGCAAGTGGATACTCAGTTGTAAGTGAAGGTACAAACCGATATCATCAATTGAGAAAAGAGGAAGCAACTCCAAATCAAAAAATCGGAAAAGGTATTAGAGAAATGAGAAAGCAATTGCAAGAAATTGAAAAATTCATTGAATGGTACTCTAAAATAAAAACTGAAAGTGAATTGGATAGTTCTCAATATTGGAAAAGAACTCAAAGACATTTAAATGTTATAAGAGAGAGATTGAATAGAATCTCACAAAAAATACAAAATTTATCTGTATAATGAAAATAAAATTAAAAGAATCATTCAGAAATCCGAAAGAAAAAACTGGTAAAGATTTAGCGGATACAGTATTAGGTTGGTATGACTTTGATACTGATTACATAGATGATGGTGGTCAGAGAAGACGGGCATTGGAAGATAACAAAAATACTGTAGAGTGGTTTGATGAACATCCTATTGAGATTAAACAAAAGGCATACGATATAATGAAATCAAAAGTTCATCCATCTAATAAAGCCAAAATGGAAAGAGAATTTGGTAAGAAAGTAAACGAAAATATTAAAGAAGCTATTTCAGTAGACCAAATCAGACAAAGTATGAGTGGGTATGTTGGGACTAAGTTTGCTAAAAAAGCATCCGATGAAGATATTATGAAAATGGTGGGTTTGAAAGATAAAATAGCTAAAATTCATAATTCAGAAATACTACCTATTCAGAAACAAATTGATGCATTATACAAACAGTATAAAATAAAATCAACTAAGGGCATTGAGGAATCTATAAACGAAGATTCTAAAATTGTAAATGAAGAACTTAGTAAAAGTGATTTTTATTTTATTGAAAAATTACAAGGTGAGTGGAAAAAAGCTACATATGATATCGGATATAATTTAAGACTGTATTCAGATACAACTTGGGCATCTCATAAGAGAGAAGAATTTTTAGATAAAGCAAAGGAAGCTAATAAAACTAGGATAAACATACAAAAATCTTTAGAAAATCAAATATTTAAACTAATCAAAATAAAATTAGATGAAAGTGCTATCGTAAATGAGGCTGATTACAAAACTAATGCATCAAAATCAATTCGGTTAAACGAAGTAACTGTAACTAGAATACCTAATTTCAATTTAGAATCCGATGCATATATTGTAATGTTGTACTTATTGAAAAGTAATTCTGGATTTAAGAAAGCAGCAACTAATGCAGGTATTGATTTGTTCAGTGGAGCTAATACAAAAACTGTATTTGCGGGACTTCATAATAATTTGAAAAAGGTAATTACTCCTCAAATTATTAAATCGGTTGTACAAACATTGAATCAAAAAAGAAAAGTATTGTTTATAGATGATGCTGATATCCAAAAAGGAGTTCATAACGATAGATTTGCTGGTTTATTGGCACTAGGAGTAATTGATTCATTTGTAAATGATCCAATTGATACTAAACTATTGAAAGACTTGGGTAATGCTAAATTAAATGATTTGGCTAATCAATTTTCAATCAACCGAGGTAAAATGAAATTGGGAGCAATGCTGGGAAACAAAGGATTTTAATTTATATACTGAAATGAAGAAACTGAAGGAAACAATCAAAAATATAATGAAGGAAGAAAGTGAATATCAAACTTTTTTCAAAAAGGCATTGGAGAAGAGTGGTAAATCGATATCACAAATGTCTGATGAAGAAAAGAAAGCATTTTTTAATAAAATAGATACAGCTTGGGATGGTAAAGGCGAAAAGAATGAGGAATTGGTAGGAAATCAGCATAAGCTAGATGTGGATGGTGATGGTGAAATTGAAGCATCTGATTTAGCAGCACTAAGAGCTGGTAAAAAGAATGAAGAATTGGTTGGAAAGCAACATAAATTGGATGTTGATAATGATGGTGAAATTGAAGCATCTGATTTAGCTGCATTGAGAGCCGGTAAGAAAAAAGAAGAATCCGTAAACGAAGTTGATGATGCTGATAAAGTATGGGTTGTAACTAAAAATAAAGGACAGGCATATCAAATATCTAAAAAAGCATATAATGCTAATAAAGATAGATATATTTTAGGTGGAAATAGAGCTCAGGCAAACACCTATGCAAAGCAGATAAGAGATAAAATGAAATCTGAATCAGCAAATGAAAACTTTTCACCATCTGATATTCAAAAAATAAAAGAAGGACCTTCAGGCCCCCCATTGGCTATTAAATGGAGAGATAATGCTAAAAAAGGATATAATCTTAAAGTAGGTAATATTCGTTTACAATCTGCGGGACCTGATAATCTTCATAGTATTTACAAAAATAATTCTCTTTGGGGTAAATTTGAATTGGATTATGAAGCGGATTTTAATGATTGGCATGTTCAACCGATAAACGGAAAGGATTTCTACGTAGATTCCATCGATGCTATTGTAAAGGCAGTTAAAGAAGAAACAAAATTTATGGAATCAGTAAATGAAAACTTTTCTCCATCTGATATTGAGAAGATAAAAGGAGCTGTTGAAAAGGCATCTTCATTTATGGGTATTGGTAAGGAATTGAAATCAATTGGTATGAAGTATGATTTTATGACTTCTCCATATCCAGTATATATGATTAAGAAAGGTTCTAAAACTTATGTATTGATTAATAAGAAATATGCAGAAGATCCTGAATTTGTAATTGGTGATACTGCTGGTGGATTGTTGGAAGGTAAAGTAAACGAATCTCAATTCAAAGTAGGTGATAAATTAAAACATAAAAAGGCATCGGTTGGTACATTTGTAGTGCTTGATACTAAAAATGGTCTTAAAGTTAAAAATCTAAATACGGGAAAAGTTACTAACGATTTAATTAATCCGGAAAATTTTGAACTTGTAAAAGAATCTCAATTCAAAAGTGGTGATAAAGTTATAATTTCGCATCCTGTAATGATTAAACCTATAAAAGGTGTAGTATCTACTGTATTGAATGCTAGAGGTGAAGAGGTATTAGTACTAAAAGGAAATCATGGAGTATGGGATGCTAAGTTCGCTAAATTGGATGAAGGTAATGCATTTGGTGCAGCTGTAACTAAAGCTAAAAAAGAAGGATTGAAAGAATTTGAATTTAACGGTAAGAAATATAAAGTTAAAAAAGGTTCTTATGAAAAAAATGAATCTGCAAAAAAGTTAGCTGAAAAATCAGAAGCAGTAACTAAAAAATAACTATGGAAAAAAGATTATTAATAGAAACACACCTTTTCGAAGGAAGAATACAGGAGCAGGCAAATGGTACTGTATTGGTAAAGGGTGTATTGCAAAGAGCAGGAGCTGAAAATCAAAATGGTAGAATATACCCAAAAGCTGTATTGATGCGAGAGGCTACTAAATATGAACAACTTATTAAAGAAAGAAGAGCATTGGGTGAATTAGACCATCCGGATTCTTCTGTAATTAATTTGAAGAATGTATCTCACAACATAAAAGAAATATGGTGGGAAGGTAATGATTTGTGTGGAACTGTTGAAATATTATCCACTCCATCAGGAAACATATTAAAGGAATTGTTGAAAGCTGGTATTCTATTAGGTATATCATCAAGAGGTATGGGTTCAACTAAACAATTGGAAGGTAACAAAGTTGAGGTTCAGGAAGATTTTGAATTATTGGGTTGGGATTTTGTTTCAAATCCATCAACACATGGTGCGTTTATGAGACCTATGAATGAAAGTGTTAACAAAAAATTGGATGAGCAAATTGTGTGTGGTGACTATTGTAGAGCACAGGATTTGATGAGAGAAATTATAACTGAAATTGGATAATAAAATGGCAAGAGAAGAATTTGATATATACAACTATGTTCATAAGAACAAATTTAAGTTGAAGGTTGATAAACCTGTAGCATCTAAATACTATTCACCTATTTCATCTGGTAAGTTGAAGGAGGTAAAAATTGTAAATGGTAAATTTTCACTAAAAGAATCTTTAAAAGAAACATTTGATAGACCTTTATCAACTGAATTGAAGAAACACTTTTTGGAAATTATATCCACTTACAAATCATTCCACGAACAAATGCAGAGACAATCTGATATTGTGGAAACTGCTGAAACTTTAGGTGGAATTGTTGAAGCTGCTAAAACATTAACTTTGAAAGAAGCTGGTGATTGGTTTGATAAAGTAACTATCAAAAGAAATATGACTGAATTGGAAAAGTTAGATAAATCATTTGATAAAGTTGCTGTTGAAGCTAGAGCTTTAGACCAAAGATTACACGCATTATATGAGGATATGGGAAATATTTTGAGTAGATACTATGAAATTTCCGATTTGGATCCTGCTGTAATGAGAGAAAGATTGGGTTTAAAGAAAAATAAATAACTATGGGGCATGGTATTAAATTAGGACAGGTATATTCAAATCCGTTTGTTAAAGCATTCAAGCCACAAACTGAATCTCCACAATCGGTATCGGTTCAAATCAAAGAAGAATCCGAAGATCATGAGGTTAGTATGGCTAACGGTCAGTTGGATTATATTATCAAATCTGCTAACGAACTAAAAGGAAAGTTGGGTAGTGAAGAAAAGGAAATACCTGGATGGATACAAGACCATATTAGTAAGGCACATAGTTATCTACACCAAGCTAATTCCGGATATCATGAATATGATGATAATGTAAATGAATCTGTTAACGAAGGCATTGGTGATGTTGCGATTCACATGTTAGCCGATGTTATTGGATATTTTGTAGCTATTGGAGCAACAGCTATAATTGGATTTATAGTTAAATTATTATGGTCTAAATATGAAGATATCAAATCAATTGTATCTGATTTGGGAAATCCATCAACTTTTAAACAATTTACTAAAGCATTAAGTAAAGATGCAGCATTTAATAAGAAATTCGTTAAAGTATTAGATTCGTTGGGTGGGGTTAAAAATGTTAGAGTTTCCGAATTCTTAGGTGAACTTACTAAACAACCTGAATTTATCAATGTATTGAATAAATTTTATCCAAATGAAGATAGTTCCGATTCATCGAAACTATCGGATAGAGAGAAAGCAGTTAACACTTTTAAACTTAATATGCAACATACACTTAATACTAATGGAATGTGGTTGGTTAACAATATAAAAAAGAAATTTCCTAATGTGGGTGGTGTAAATGAATCAAAATTATCATTCGCTGATGTAAAATATGGTGATAAAATTGTTAATAAATTTAGAAGTGGTAAAGAGTATATTATAACATCGGTTAATAAAAAATCAGTTGATGTTAAAAATATTCAAAACGGAAATATTATCACATTATATTCTCTAAATAACTATGAATTGAAAGAGAATAAAATTTCACAACCACAATTGAAATCCATTTATGATAAGTTATCAAAAGGTGATGAAGTTAATATCACATTTGACTCATCCATCAGTAAAAATATATCAAAAAGACTTAAAGTAGTAAAGGGTAAAACGGTTGTAGGTAATAACGGAGTTGAGAGAATTACATTGGTTAATGTGGATAATCCTAATTCTGTTAAATATTATTTATATAACCGAAATAACAATATTTCACTTGCACAAGGTGATATGGGTACTAGTGTAGTTAGTGTTCAGAAAGAATCTATAAATGAAAATAATGGTATGAAACTTACTAAAATATTAAACGAACAAAATACATCATTTAATAAATATTTACTACAATTTGTAGATAATTATATAGAGAGTAACCAATTTCCAAAAGGTTCACCACAATATCAGTGGGCATTGGCAACTTTATTATCTGCAACTTTAACTGATGCTAATTTTCATCAAGCTGCTAAGAAAGCAAAGAGTGTGTTTAGAAAAGCAGAAGAACCTGATAATTCTAATGATTTGGAATACTTAATAAGTAGACAGGCATCTCATATCAGTAAAAAAGCAAAGTGGGATGGGGATGATATAATCGATGGATTTGCATATGTAACCGCTATGAGAATCGGTGGGCCTGCTATGGGAAGTGTAACTGCATTGAAAAATGAATCGGTAACGGAAGCATCTGAGGCCGGTGAGTGGGTAGCATATGTAATGACTCCTAAAGGTGATAAACTAATGGGTAAATTTCCTACTGCCAGAGGTGCTAAAATGTGGTTGAATAAAAATTCTAATAAATTACTAAGTACTGATGGAATTGAAAGAGTTGGTGTGATGAGTAAAGGTGAGTGGGATAAGTATCATGCTAAGTGGGCAATTGAAGGTGTAAACGAAGGAAGAAATATTCAGAAAATCCAAAAAGATTTCAATGATGTAGTACTAAAGTTAAGAGATACATTAGAAAAATATAAATCGGCTAAAGGAACTTCGGAAGAAAAGAAGTGGGTTGAAGAATTAAAAAAATTAACCGCACTTAAAAAGAAATTTCAAGCTGAATTGGATAAGGGTGTACAATCTTTATATGCAGATGCGGAATATGATGGACCGGCTGAATCAAAATTAGTATCGGAATCTTCCGATAAAATAAACTTTCCTAATTTTATGCATGAGCAATTAAAAGGAATGGTTTGGGGAGATGTGTGTGATAAGGTTTTGAAATTCTTAGCAGATAGAAGAGGATACCGAATTATGGATATTAAAGATGAGGATAGAATTGATTTGGCTGCTGGTGGTATACAAGCTTTTAAAGAAATATCAGAATTCCTTAAAAACTATGGAATTCGTAATTCAATAAGTAAAGAAGGTGGTGGTAATATGAGTTGGTATGTCATCAGAACAAATCCTAATAGTATTTTTGATAAAAATTACCCAGTAAAATAAATAAATTATAAAATTATGCCAGCAACATCGCAACAACAACAAAAATTATTTGGATTGGCACTTTCTGTGAAAAGAGGTGAAACTCCTAGAAGTGAAGTTTCGGATGATGTATTGAATATTGTTGATACAATGAGTGAAAAAGATATAAAAGACTTTGCAGAAACTTCTCATAGTGGATTGCCTAAAAAAGTAGAATCTATAATCAGAGGATTTGTAAGAGAAACTTTAAGAGAAAAGGTATTGAGTGAAGCACCTACTAGAAGAAGTAAAGATTTTTTTGAAGATTCTAAAAGTGGAATTGAATTACATAAACTAATGAGAGGTAAGTGGGATAGAGACAAAGCACTTCAGTATTTTATAAAACTTCAATCAGATAAAAAGGATTCTTCCAATATAAAAAATCCAAATGAAAAATATCAAAATATATTATACTTTATTGCAACCGGATTGGGTATCAATGGTAGATCTTATAAATCTATAGTTGATTTAAGAGATGATATTATAACAGCTGCTGAAAACCTTTACAAAATTCATAACGAATCCGTAAACGAAGAGCAAGAACAATTAGATGAAAAACTTATCACTTTCTCAAACAGAGCACCTTATGGGCAGGTAGTATTTATTGCAGGTGGGGCTGGTAGTGGTAAAGGATTTGCAATTGAAAATTTCATAGATTCTGCTGGATACAAGGTAAGAGATGTGGATGAAATGAAAAAACAAATCCAAAGATTAAATGCAATTGGTAAACTATCAATACAACAAATAATAGATAATTATGGTAGGAATATTGCACCAAAAGATATGGATATTATCAAAAAAATACAAAATGATGGATACGATTTAAAATCTATGAATCTAAAAAATCCAAATCACGTATACGCTTTACATATCTTAGTTGATTCTATGGGTATTAAAGATAAAACATTGGAAAATATGTTGGCTGCTAAATCTAATCCAGAAACATTACCAAATATTATTTTTGATATTACTGCTAAAAAGATTACTTCTATAACTGAAGTATTACCAATGCTACATAGTGTTGGGTATAAACCTAATAATATACATTTGGTTTGGATACTAACAGATTATGAAATTGCTATAAAGCAAAACGCTGAAAGAGCAAGAGTTGTACCTGCGGATATTATGTTGGATACTCATATTGGTGCAGGTAATACTGTATGGGGAATGGTAACATCGGCACTTCCAAAAGGAATGAATGGTAGAGTGGATGTTATTTTGAATAATCAGCAAAATACGGTATTCTTTATTCAGAGAACTACCGATAAGAAAACTGGAAAGAAAAAAGCAGTTGTATCTGGATTTTTATCTCTACCTGTTAAAAAGCAGGGTGGGCCAATTTTACCTGAAAAACTGTGGAAAGATACTTTATATAATTGGATTAAGGATAACGGACCTAAAGAATTAACAGCAAATTTTTAAATAAGTTTTATGATAGTTAGTGAAGAATTAAAAAAATTAGTTGAAAAATATCCAAATGATTTAGAATTGGGTAGAGTTATAAGAAAAATGGTTAATGAAAGTACAATTACCAAACCAACCAAAAAAAGTAATTTAGATGTTTGGTATATAAGAGACCATATGGATTAACTAAGAAAATATGAAATTAAAAAAATTATTACCTGAATCATCATCCAATACCTATGGTAAGGAAGAATTGATAAATTTATTAAATAAGAATAAATCTCATTTCGCTTCATTTTTAAAACCAAAATCATTTTGGGTACATGATGCTGGAAATACTGTAACTATTTTACCTGCATCTAAAAGTTTTAGTATTAAAATTGATTTCAAAAATGAAAAAATAGATGCTTCACCAAAACCACCATATCCTGAGTCGGTATCATATACAGAAATAATGCAGTATGTGAAATTATATACAAAATTTAAATGATAAAAAAGAGGTATTTTATACCTCTTTTATTTTTTTATAAAAAAAATATAATTTTTTTACGTTTTTTTATAAAGTTATATACTTATTGTTATAATAACCTATGAATATAGGTTTCTATTGGTTAATGAATACCCACCATTTTTTATGTGAGGTCACCGAACAACCAATCCTTTAACTTTTTATTGAGGTTCATAAATAACTTCAGAGACAATACAACAAAAGGATTAACAAATGTCTAAAAGTAAATTATTGAAAGAAGCCATTGCTGATGCGAAAGCTGTAAGAGAAACAGCTATTCAGAACGCAAAGATAGCATTGGAAGAAGCATTTACTCCGAGATTACAATCAATCTTATCTAGAAAACTTCAAGCTGAAATGGAAGATTTCGAAGAGGAGGAAGATATGGAAATTGAAGAGTACGGCTTGGATGATGTGGAAGCTACAGATTCATCTGATATAGGTGATGGTGGTGACCCAGAAGGTGTTGCAACTTATGCACACACTGAATTAGATCCTGAAACTGATGAGGAAACTGCTGAAGTAGGATTTGAAGGTGATGATGCTGAGTTAGCAGAAGAAGAAGAAATGGATATGGATTCCGAAGAAGATTTCGACTTCGAAGAAGAAGACGAAGATGAATTGGACTTGGAAGCTATCATCAGAGAATTGGAAGCTGAAGTAGAAGAAGAACCAATGGAAGAGGAAGAAGATGTAAACCATGATGGTGTAATCGATGACCCAACCGGTGCTACTATGGAAGAAGAAGAGGAAGAAGAAATGGATATGGATTCTGAAGAAGATTTCGATGATGAAATTGATTTGGATGAAATTCTAAGAGAAATGGGATATGGTGATGCTGAAGAAGAAATGACTGAAGAAGAAGATGAAATGGAAGCTGGTATGGAAGATAACCACACTGCTGAAATGGAAGCTGAATTGGAAGAAGCTTACAACACTATCAAATCTCTAAGAAAAACAATTAATGAAGTAAACCTTCTTAATGCTAAATTACTTTACACTAATAAGTTGTTTAGAAGTTATAATTTAACTAATGAGCAAAAAGTAAAAGTTGTAGAAAATTTAGATAGAACTTCATCTGTAAGAGAAGTTAAATTGGTTTACGCAACACTAGCTGAAAGTATGAAATTTACTGGTACTGAAAAGAAATCTTCTGTTAAGAAGACAATTAGTGAAGGATTGGCATCTAAAAAGGTAGCATCTACTGCACCTAAGAAAGAAATCATCACTGAAAGTGCTAATGAATTGGCTGATAGATTTAAGAAATTAGCTGGTATTACAAATTACTAAAAACTAAAAAAAAAAGAAAAAATGGCAAATTTTGATTTAAGTAAATTAATGGAAGGAAAAAATCCTCAATCTGTAATGTTAGAGCAGACGAGAGGATTGAAGGCTAAGTGGGAAAAAACTGGCCTATTGGAAGGTTTGAAAGAAAGAGATCAGCATTCTGTATCTGTTTTGTTGGAAAACCAAGCTAAGCAATTATTGGATGAAGCTACTTCAACTGGTACATCTGCAGGTTCTGAAGAGTGGAGTGGTGTAGCTCTACCTTTGGTTAGAAGAATTTTTGGTGACATTGCATCAAAAGAATTCGTTTCAGTTCAGCCTATGAACTTACCATCTGGTCTTATTTTCTACTTGGATTTCAAGTACGGAACTGCTCAGCCTGGTAACCCAGCTTACAATGGTAAATCATTGTTCGGTGGTAATGGTACATCTACATTTGATGGTGATTTCGGTAGAACTAAAGCCGCTGTAAACGGTCTTTATGGTGAAGGTAGATATGGTTATTCAGTAAATGATGCATCTGTATCAATCGCTTCAGGTTCAGTTACAGCTGCTGATGCTCAGTGGGGTGAAGTTGGTTATTCTGCTGCACTTTCCGGATCTATCGCTGCTGGTGAAATTGTAAAATATACAATTGCACAATCTGCATTTAGTACTCCTGATATTGAAGCAGTACGTTCATTCGTAGTATCTGGTTCTGGTATTGTTTCTAACGTAGCTCAGTTCCATGCAGTTGCTGGAAATAACTTCGTATTCTTCGTATCTGGTTCTTCTTCATTGGCATCTACTAACGTTTCAGTTGCATACTCTAAGCAACCAACTGATTTCAATAGAGGTGATTTCGAAGATAAAGCTCCATTCGAAGGTAGTGGTGCTAACACTGGTATCGATGCTGGTACTGATTTGCAGATTCCAGAAATCGATTTGGAATTGAGAAGTGAGGCTATCGTAGCTAAGACTAGAAAGTTGAAGGCAGTATGGACTCCTGAATTGGCACAAGATTTGAATGCATACCATTCAATTGATGCTGAAGCTGAATTGACTTCTATGTTGAGTGATTACATCTCATTGGAAATCGATTTGGAAATCTTGGATATGTTGAAGAACAACGCATTGACAACTGAATACTGGTCTGCAACTGTAGGTGAAGAATTGATAAATGGTACATGGACTGGTGGTTCTTCATCATTGGCTTATCAGAAAAACACTTGGTTCCAGACTTTGGGTATCAAAATCAATAAGGTATCCAATAAGATTCACCAATTGACATTAAGAGGTGGTGCTAACTTCATCGTTGCATCTCCTGATGTATGTACAATTTTGGAATCTATCCCTGGATTCGTAGTAAGTGCTGATAAGGATAGTATGAAGTTCGCTGCTGGTGTATCTCAAGTAGGTGCTCTTGCTAACAGATATACTGTTTATAAGAACCCTTATATGACTTCTAACGAAATCTTGTTAGGTTTCAGAGGTTCTAACTTCTTGGAGACTGGTGCGGTTTACGCTCCTTATGTACCATTGATTATGACTCCTTTGGTGTATGACCCACAAAACTTTACACCAAGACGCGGGGTGATGACTAGATACGCTAAGAAAATGGTAAGGCCGGAATATTACGGGAAGATTTACATCAAAGATTTGAATAACATCTAATCTTAGAGTAAACTAATAATAAAAGAGGGAGTTTTTAACTCCCTTTTTTTATGCTTTAAATTTGGAAAATAGAAAAATATTTATTATATTTGATTTGTTTTGGAAAATTTAATATTATGGATATAATTTATAAATTAACAAGCCCCAGCGGAAATGTTTATATAGGTAGAACGAAAAATTTTAATAAAAGAATGCAACAGCATGAACTTCGTTCTAAAAGAGATACTAAAAACACAGTATTATATAATGCTATAAAAAAATATGGTTGGGATAATTTTACAAAAGAAATTATAGCCGAAGTTAATTCAAAAGATGCACCTGAAGTTGAATTTATGATGATGATAAAATATAATTCGGTTAAAAATGGATATAATATGACATATTCTACAAATGGTGGTGATGTTTGGGATGGTAGACGTGATACTCAGCAATATTTAGATTATATTAAACTTTTGAGCGAAAATGGTAAAAAATATAATAATTTTACCAATGGATATAAACATACTGAAGAAAATGTTAAAAAAATGTCACATCCTTTGGAAAAAAATCCAATGTACGGAAAAAAACATTCCGATGAATCCAGAGAAAAATTAAAATCAAAAGCAAAAGGTAGATTTACTTTGGATTGGTATATAGATAGAAACGGAAAAGAAGAGGGAACGAAATTGTACGAAGAAAGAAGATTATGGTTAAAAAATAGAAATCTTAAAAAAGATGAAAATGGTAGATTTGTAAAAGCGGGATAATACCCGCTTTATTTAAAGTGTAGCCAAAACATTCAATTCTTTTGGATTTGTAACCACATGTTTCCATCTTTCGGCTTGAGAGAATGAATCAATCGGTTCAAATCCACCACCTTTGGTAAGTTCAATCACTTCAACCATTTTAGGTGTGATTTCCAATACCCTAAACATATCAACCTTCATTTCATCGGATTGATAAACAACTTCAGCCCACAAACTACCAACCATCCCATTTCGGTATGAACGGAGTTTATTAAATTTATTGGAAATGCCATCAAACAGTTCTGTATAAGAACCTTCCATACTCACTTCTACCACATAAAACTGGTAGGAATTTTCATAAAACCGAACTATAGTTGTTTCATTCATAGTAGTGGGGATTACAAATTTATAAGTTCATTTAACATTACCTTTTCACCATACACCGTATAGTGTCTCTTTTGAAAATATTGTACCTTTTGTACCGCCTCTATCTGTTCCATTGGTGTTTTGGCTGTACTCAATTTGTTTAACCAAAACTGAATTTTAGGAATGTATCCGTTGGTGTATTTGGGGTTCATATTAATTGGGGTTTATTTTTTAAATACTGATATCTTCCAAGCTTCATTCAACTCCTCTTTAGTAAATCCTCTTTCCAAAAAGAAAGGAAATAGTTTGGTGTTTTTCCAAACAGTCAATTCTTTATTGTAATTTGGATTAGTTCTCGTCACCTGTCCAACCGGAGTGTAACGGTTACCCATATTAGTATGGTTTCTTTTTATGGGAGCTTTACTAATCAAAGAAGAGTAGTACAACATACCTTTTGAAAGGCCTTCTTCGGAAACAACACTCAAAACTTTCTCAATAAATTCTCTCATATCAAAGGGGGAAATGGGGTTGAACACTCACTACATAACAAACATACAAAAAATACTTGGAATATACAAGTCTTTTGTGAAATATTTTTATGAATTTTGGTTGATGAAATCTATAGTGGTTTGGATTCTATCAGTAATGTGAACTGGATATCCAATTTGCTTACTCATTTCTAACATTTCGGTGTAAAGGTATCCATCCCAAATACCACACAACATATTGTATAGTGGGGTGTGCCAACTTTCATCATTATCAATGTGAAAATCTTCAACCATTCGAAGAGTATCGGAATGGAAGTCCATCATTTCTTCGGTGAACAATTGGTGGCGGTCGAAACGAATATGGTTCATAATATTGGGGGTTAAGGGGTTATCAATCATTACTTAGTAAATATAGAAAAAAGACTTCAGAAATCCAAGCTTTTTACTAATTTTTTTTTATTTAAAATTTCAACATTTTTGAATTGAATTGGAAATATGGGAGTTCTACCTATGGTAACTTGCCAAACTTCCAAAATAGTATTGTATCCTGCGAAAGTACAAATACCATCTATAGAGGTGAACCGGTTTGGAATAACTTTACCATTAATATCTCTATCATTGATAGAAACTCTGATTTTTTTACCGATTAGGTTATCAAACATCATAAATTTGGGGTTCATCATTTATTACATATCAAACATACGAAAAAGATTTTAAAAAAACAAGTCTTTTCAAAAATATTTTTTTTAAATACCCATAAGTTTTTCATTCTGTATTTTTTTAATATTTATAAGAGTATATAAAATTTTGTAAATAATGGCAGCTGGTAGATATTCTTTTATAATAGAGCAAGGTGCAACTTTAGATTTGTCGTTAAATTGGACTGATTCGGAGAGTACTCCAATTGATTTAACGGGATATAGTGGTAGGATGCATATAAGACCTACAGTAGAATCCACAACAATTTATTTAGCATTATCATCCTCACTACAACCCGATGGAACTGGTATAAATTTCAGTGGTAGTAATGGTACAACACCATTATCATCGGGTTCTATAGGAATATACATATCGGCCACAACCAGTTCACTTTTAGATTTTCACGAAGCATATTATGATTTAGAATTGGAAAAAGAAGGTTATGTTGTGAGATTAATAGAGGGACAGATACGATTATCAAAAAATGTAACTAGATGAGTAAGGTAACTATCAATAATGATATTTCAGGAGTAAATGTAAACAATGAAGTAGTATTGGTAAATGTTGATAATGATGTTACCAATTTAAGCATTGAAGAGAAAAAGTATGTAGTAGAAATTGCTACAGCTGGAGTTTCAGGAAAAGCAGGTTCATCTGGTTCATCTGGTAGTAGTGGTTCATCTGGCTCATCGGGTAGTAGTGGTACATCAGGTTCTTCTGGTTATTCTGGTGATAGGTTTACAACTACATCTTCATCTACATTAACTATACAATTAACAACTCACACTTTCACAATTGAGAGTGGTTTGGCATGGAGTGTTGGTCAACAAATGTTGATTGCATTTAATGCTAATAATTTAATGAGAGGTGTTGTTAATTCTTACAATTCAATAACTGGTCAAGTTGTTGTAACCACTTCTAGTATTGAAGGTAGTGGTACGTATAGTAGTTGGAATATTAATACAGTAGGTGCTCAGGGAATAAGTGGTACATCAGGAACAAACGGTTCATCGGGAAGCAGTGGTTCATCTGGAGTTGATGGTACTTCAGGTACAAGTGGTGTAGATGGTAGTAGTGGTGACGCTGGTTCATCGGGAACTAGTGGTATAAATGGTACAACTGGTAGTAGTGGTACTAATGGTACATCAGGAACTTCATCCACATCTGGTACATCTGGTAGTAGTGGTACTGATGGTACGAGTGGTGTGAATGGTAGTAGTGGAGAAGCTGGTACATCTGGTAGTAGTGGTTCTAATGGAACTTCGGGTACTTCATCTACTTCAGGTACAAGTGGTACATCTGCTAGTTCAGGTAGTAGTGGTTCTTCTGGAAGTAGTGGTAGTTCATCTACTGCTGGAACATCAGGAACATCTTCATCATCTGGTACATCTGGTAGTAGTGGTTCTTCTGGAAGTAGAGGAACATCGGGTTCATCGGGAAGTAGTGGTACATCTTCTACATCTGGTACATCTGGATTAACTATAAATACTGGTTCATTTGCAACCACTGGTTCAAATATTTTTACTGGAAATCAAATAATAAACGGTGATGTAATAATTTCAGGTTCTTTATTTGTGACTGAATCTGCATTTTTTGGTTCATTTGTACAGATAAACGATTTACCTTTAATTTTAGAAAGTGGTAGTTCTATATTAATTGATAATGGTGATATTATAGTAACTGGTTCTGTAGATATTACTGGTTCGATTATATTGAATGGAATTGAATATACATCGTTTGCAACAGGAAGTGGAGCAAGTGGTACATCAGGAACTAGTGGTGTGAACGGAACTTCTGGTACAAGTGGTGGAACTGGTAGTAGTGGAACAAATGGTAGTAGTGGAACATCATCAACATCTGGAACTAGTGGAGTAAATGGTTCATCTGGTTCATCTGGAATATCTGGTACAGCAACATTTCCATATACGGGTTCTGCTATATTTTCTGGTTCTTTAGTTGTAACTGGTTCTATATATTCAGATTCGGTAGCTCAATTAACTGCTTCATACGCATTAAATGTAGAAACTAAAATAACTGCATCTGTATTAGCACCTATAAGTCCTTCCGATAATGATTTGTGGTATGATTCTAATACAGGTAAAACTTATATAAGATATAATGATGGTAGTAGTACTCAGTGGGTATTACAAAGTGATCCTACTATAAATCCAATAGATTCTCAGCAAACTTTTCAGGAAGTAACTGATTTGGGATCTACTACAACTAACATTTTACAAATTCAAAATTCAACTGAAGCAACATCAACTACTAATGGTGCTTTGATAGTTAATGGTGGTGTTGGTATTGGTGGAAATGTTTATGCTACTGCATTTTATGGTGATGGTAGTGGTTTAACTGGTGTTACTGTAGAAGCAGTTGAAATTGATACATTACAAAGTGTATCTAGTAGAGGAAATACAACATCTCAATCATTAGTAATAACAGCTACGGATAATGCAGTATCAAAACAAAGTGGTGCTGTAAGAATATCAGGAGGTTTAGGAGTATCTAAAGATATATGGGTATCTTCGATATATGTTGATAACTCAATAGTTTCTGGAAGTTTAATTTTAACAGGATCTTTTTTTGTAAACAATTTTGAAACCGATAACACAACTGATGAAGTTTTAGTATACAATACTACTACTGGTAAGGTTGGTATCAAAACAGCCGCAGCTTCATCTGGAACTTCTGGTTCTAGTGGTAGTAGTGGAACATCAGGTTCATCATCTACAGCAGGAACTTCTGGTTCTAGTGCTAGTAGTGGTTCATCCGGCTCAAGTGGTAGTAGAGGAACTTCGGGAA